TTACTTCTTTCTGTTGATACAAACAATACTCACGATGTTCTTTCTGGACGTATTGATCAGCACGAAGTTTTAGATAAGATTGGTGGTGGATTACAAAATCTTTTCATTCACGAACCATCTCAACCAACCACAGATAAAGTAAGAGTATTCAGCAACAATTATTATGCTTGGTCTTATGGTGACTATGGATACACTGGTAAGTCGTTGATTATTGGTGGTGGATTAGAAATTGATATCAAACCAACTTGGACTATTGGTGGTCAGTATAATAATGTGAATATTGATTTAGGTGGTGTTGATAGTACTTCTAGTCTTGTTAAGGGTCATTATGGTTTCTTTAATATGTTCCGTGGAAATACATTCTCACTCTTAACTAATGCTGGTTTCTCTCAGAACAAATATAATGTATCAAGAAATGTTCAGGGTATCTTTAATAATGAAAGTTCAACACAAGGAAAAGAATGGTTTGTAAATAACAGATTATTCTGGCATCTCAATAAGAACATAACTTCATTTGTTGGATATACCGTTGGTAATTACCAGAGAGATGGTTTTACTGAAACTGGTTCTATTCAATCAAGAAGAACCGTAGATACTATAAACAAAACTTCACATTCTGGTGAGGTTGGTCTAAATATTTCGCATCGTTTTGGTGGTAAGAAGAAGGATTTATTCGGCATAACTGTCGGTGGTTCTTATGAAACCAGCGGAATGATCGAGGCAAATGCTTCTGTTGATTATAAGGAAATGATAATTATTGAAGGAATTCATCAAATTAATGATGGGGTTTCTAACACAGCAGTATCTGCAAAGGTTAAATTTAAGTTCTAAAATCCTAAATATTACAGACTTCATCACACGGACACTGATGGACAAGAAAAAGGAGAATGCTTTGGGGCAAGTGATTCGTATTGCCATCCTTGGATGGTCTGCTGCTCTTCTTACCGCTAGTTATGCTGGGGCTCTATCCAAGATGGACCCCACTTTTATTGCGACTGTTTTTACTGCCTCTGCCGCAACCTTTGGAATTAATACTATGAAGAAAGGTGGAGATGAAGAAGATGAAAAAAAAGCAGAACCTAAAAGGGAAGAGTTTGTAGAAACTCCACCAGAACCACCTGCTCCCGAAGCAGCAGCTCCATCTCTTGAAGAAAGAGTTGAAGCTCTTGAAGAGGGTCAAGTTCAACCACGTACTCCAGGAGCATAATGTCTAAGTCACCAAACAAAGGTAAGAAAGGTTCTGCTGGTGGAAAACAATCCAAGCAGAACCAGGGAAATGCTACTGCTAAGAAAGCGAAGAACGGTGGTAAGAAAAAGTAATGAGGTTTTATGCCACGTGAATGGAATACTCCAATTCGGCAACCTTGGAATCCTGTAATTAAAAAATGCCTTGATGCTGTTGATGAACACGTCAAGGCATATATTAAAACAGGAGATGACTGGCACTTATCACAAGCAGAAATATTAAGAAAATATGTAAAAGATCTGAAAGTTTGGATACATAAAGAGGAAGGATGGTAATATGGACGAATTTCCTTGGGGTGTTTTTATAATATTATCTTGTGGACTTACTTTTACTGCATACATCATTTACTACATATTAAAGTTAGCATCTGAGGAGATGAAAGATGAAACATCTGAGTCTAATTCTATCAATCACAAGTCTAGGCATTAGTGCTGCTATTGGCGTGGGTGCTTATATCACTTACCAGAAAGCACAAAAAATTCTAGATAATCCAGAAGCATTTGTTGGTGCTGTTGTAGAGAAGCAAGTCACCAAAGCATTTGAGAAACTACCTATCCCCAAACTAAATACTGGGAGTATTAAGTTTCCTTTCTAATGGACAATAAAGATCCCTATATCTACAGAATACGTCAAATTCATAAGGTTGTAGATGGTGACACTATTGACGCTGATATTGATTTGGGTTTTGATATCTCCCTTACTAAGAGAATTCGTCTTGCTGGTGTCGATACCCCAGAAAGTCGCACAGCAGATGCGAACGAAAAAAAATACGGACTCGAATCAAAAGAATGGTTGAAGCATCGTTGCGAAGGTGCCAAAAACATTCTAATCAAGACGGAACTTCCTGACTCCACAGAAAAGTATGGAAGAATCATTGGTCATCTGTTTATCAATGATGAACCAACTTCACTCAATGATCAGATGATTTCCGAAGGATATGCTTGGAATTATGATGGTGGTACAAAGAAGAAGAACTTTGCCGAACTTGATGCAAAGCGTAAGAAGTGATTTACTTTAATATTGTAAGACTATTCTTAATTATTTGGAGTGCCCTAATGATTTCTGCTGTGGAATCTGTTGCGATTCGTACAGAAGGTCAAGTAGAACTTGAAAGTACAAGTAGAGATGCATATGCAAAAGTACTTGTTCTTGCTGTTGGTTCTTTTCTTGGTGATGCTGCCTTTAAGTTGAAGAAAAAATGAAAAGAATATCTTTACATTTTTTAATTTTAGCAAGACTCCTAACTCACGATGGAATAATACTTGAAAATAGAAGACCTATTCCTAAAAAACAACCGCCAGAAGTTATTCGTTTTGTTAGGAGACCAGCACGAAGAGGGCGCAAAAAATCTTTACAATTTGATACTAGTTTGTTAAATAGTAAAGATTTGTTTAAGGTGTTACAAAATGACCACGGCACCAGCAAAGGATAAACGTAAAAAAGAGAAGAATAATATTTTTCTAGAAATTCTTTATAACGTTTTAGTTCAGTTACCAGTTCTAGTGATTGGATGGATTATCACACAATTTACATCAGAAAGATAATCTGGCAGATAATTTTTTAGCAATTTTTTTAGCAGGGGCAAAGAGAGGTTTAAATCTTTCTTTGCCTTCTTTTGTGAACTTATCTTTGATTACATCGTCAATAATGATTTTATTATCAATCTCATAGAGAGCATTGATTTCAACTTGGTCACGAATATATTGCTCTACATTAGTTACTTGTTCTATTAAACGAGTTCCTTCGGCAGAGTATTCAAAAACATCTACATGTCCACCTTCTGCTAGGACATAATGTAGTACTGGCTTTACTTGTTTGATTTTAATCTTAAACTTATTCTTTGTTGCTTCTTTGATGATTGGTTCTGCTGCATTCTTCAAAGCATTCAGAACAGTTGTTGATGCTATTGTAGCAGCAGTCGTTACTACTGCGACAGCACCAGCCGTAGCAACAAGAGAAGGGTCAGGTAAATTAATATCGACTCCATAAACACTAAAAGTTGTTGGTGTTGTTGTTGGTTTGTCTGCTGGTATTTCAGCAATGGGTGTTTGAGTAGGAGGGGTTTGAGCAATCTGTGGAAGTTCAGGAGGGGGAGTAGGATCTGGAAAACCTCTACTTTTTTCTTGTTGTTCTTGTTCTTGTTTTTGTTTTTCTGCTTTTACGGCAGCATCAAATTCTTCTTGTGTTGGAACATTGATGACTGGATAATTGATTGATGGATTTGTAATATTAATAACTGGTACTTCCAATCCACGAATAAGTGGTTGTTGTGTAGTTTGAGTAACAGGAGGTTCTATTGTAGGTATGATTCGTGGAGAATCAATTTTTACTGATTTGATTGGTTGTATTTCCATTGACGACATCCTGTACTCGTGGATACTTCACAACAACATCAGCACAAATTTTAAAATATGGACTTTCTGGATGGAAACTAATTCCATTTTTAATCGCTTCACCACATTTTAATAATCTTACAAGTTCAAAATCAAGTCTTGCTTTATCTGCTTCTGCTTGTTGTCTTGCAATTTCTACTTTAGCTCTTGATTTACAGATCTCAGTAAGACTTCCATCAAGTGGGAAGTTAAATCCCATTGAAAATCCAGCATTTCCACTATGAGATTGATATTGTGATGGATCTGCTCCCCCATTTAGACTTCCTAAAATGAAAGGAGAGAGACTCATTGTTGGACCTTGACAACTAACTCCACTACCGAAAGTATTCATGGCGTAAGGACCTTGTAACACCTGAACTGCCTGGTTTGTAACATTACCAGTGGCAGATGCCGAAGGTCCTGCTATATTTGTATTGGATGGAGCTTGTTGTGCTTTACTTCTACTCGAACCTGCAAGTGTTAATAATAGTATAGTTGCTATTGCGTAAAGACTGATACTGAGTTTGTTGTTGAATCTTGTGTAGTGGTTCTTTCTATCCATGTTTCCTTAGCCACCCCAGGCCCAAGTGTTGTTTCACTGAACTGGAACGGAGCACCTTGAGTCATAACGCTATAATTAGCACCAGGCGTAGGAGTACCAGGAATATTGATATTCGTGCCTGTGACTGTATAAGATGTCCCAGTGGTATATTCTATTTGTTTAATCGTCTCAACGATTTCTGTGCGTGTCTTAGTTTCTGCTGTGATTGTTCCTCTGGTAAAATTAGGTACAACACTTTCAGCATATGCAGGAGTACAAATGACTCCCGCTGCTAAAAGCAGAACGGGAGTTATGTATCTCATTTGAATACACTTAATTCGATTGTTCTTTGTGCTGTTGCAGTTGTACCAGGACCACCAGCAGTTACGCTAGGAACGCCAGTTCCACTTAGAGAACCTGCAAGAGAACCTTTATCTCCTGCTAACTGAGTAGTAGAATTCCCATAAAGGTTGGGAGAAGCAATAACTCCACCAGAGACCGACTGAGTGGTGACTGCTGTATCAGCAGCGCGTTGAGTTTCTGAGAAAGTAAATGCTTGACCGTTTGTATCAATGCCATATGAACCTGCGCCACCAACTCCACCAAGAGTAGTAACGTCAATATTTGTACCTGAAACAGAATAGGAAGCACCTACTCTTTCGGTTTGAATCGCTGCACCCTGAACACCAAGTTGAACGGAATCAGTAATTTTTGATGTAATTTCAGCAGCACCAGCAGGATTAACTAAGAATAATGTAGAAAGGACTAAAAGAACTTTCTTCATTTTTCTTGAGTAATAAACACTACAAGTATTTAGCACAACCATTTTTAGAAGTGGTCTACTTGACAAATCCTAAATAAAAACTTAATATGGAAAATCCCATATCAGGGATTTTATTATGAGTCTGTGATGTGACATTAGAGCCGTGGAAGGTGCCCTTCGAGAGAGGTGGTGTACCCCCCTTCTATACGGATGTAGAGTTCAATTAATTTTAATGCAAAACATCTTTACTGTAGCCCTGCCCCTTCTGGCATCGGTTACAACCAATATGGCAACACTGCCTGTATTTCCTCCTTTGACGGCACCACCAGCGCCATTTTCTGTTGTTAAGGAGTTTGAAACTACGACAGCGATCCGAGAGGTTGCTCCCGAAAAGCCAAAAGAGAAAAGGCTAATTTGTAAAGGGTGTTCAGAACATGAACAACTTGCCTTGGATTATTTCCAAGATCAAGGAATTAAAGACAGAAACGCCCTTGCTACTATCATGGGCAATATTAAGCAGGAATCTATGTTCGTGCCTAATATTTGTGAAGGTGGTAGCAGGACTCAGTACCATCACTGCGGTCGTGGTTATGGACTGATCCAATGGACATCTGCCGATCGTTATTATGGATTGGGTGATTTTGCTAAGAAGTTTGGTGGTTCTCCATCAACACTTCCAACGCAACTTCGTTATCTGACGAATGAAGTTCAATGGAAACGAATCGAAGACCGAATGAAAACTCCTGGTAAGTCTATCGATCGCTACATGAACTATGCGTACAGTTGGATTGGTTGGGGCATTCATGGTGCTCGTACATCTTATGCTCATGAATATGCTAACCGACTGATCACGGTAGAAGTTTGACAAACTGAATAGGTGAGGGGGGCTTGACAGATGCCCTCCTCCCATCTATAATAAACAAGTGATTCAATTGGACCAGTAACTCAGTGGACAAGAGTATCCGCCTTCTAAGCGGTTAGCCGTAGGTTCGAATCCTACCTGGTCCGTTGGAGATTTATTCTCCAAATTTATAATCCACAATGGCGCAGCGGTAGCGCAGATGACTGTTAATCATTTGGTCCCTGGTTCGAATCCAGGTTGTGGAGTAGGGAGAACTAGAAATGTCTGGGACTTCCTCTAAATCCTAAGTTTACTTAGGTCGGGGATTTGATCACCCCCGCTAGTTGCCCTTGTAGCTCAGTGGTAGAGCGCGGCTTTTGTAAAGCCGATGTCGCAAGTTCAAATCTTGTCGGGGGCTTGACATAATATTCATTATGTCTTATACTTTACAAGTCCGTGTGAAGTGAAGTGCTGAGAGTGAAGCCAAAAGTAAGGCACCCCGACAAGGGATACAGTAGAAGGATGCGAAACCTTCCACTCTCACATTGCGGAGTTAGTTCAGTGGTAGAACGCTATCCTTCCAAGTTAGATGTCGTCGGTTCGAATCCGATACTCCGCTTATAAAACCAAAAAGCTTGACTGATCCCAAAGAAAATGTTAAGATAAATACCGTGATCAATCGTGCCGCAACTACTTGCACGATTTTCACTATGTCGTTTAGTACTAAAAACAAATTTTTTATGAAACTCAAACAACTGATGCTTGCACCTGTTGCTCTGGGAATGGTTGCTCCTGTTGCTGCGAATGCCGCAGATCTGAATATGGCAGCAGTCAACCAATACTCTTCTGAGCAGGTTACAAGTGTCTCACAACTGTCTGATGTTCAACCTTCGGATTGGGCATATCAGGCACTCAGCAACCTTGTAGAGCGTTATGGTTGCGTTGCTGGTTATCCTAACGGCACCTATGGTGGTGGTAAGGCAATGACCCGATTTGAGGCAGCAGCACTTCTGAATGCTTGCCTTGACCGTGTAACCGAAGTTACTGATGAACTTCAACGTCTTGCAAAGGAGTTTGCTGATGAACTTGCAGTAATTCGTGGTCGTGTAGATAAACTGGAAGCAAAAGTGGGTGCTCTGGAAGCAACTCAATTCTCCACCACTACCAAACTGAAAGGTGAAGCATCTTTCGTTCTTGGTGGTGTTGATAATGCTTGGGTTCCTGGTAAGGATGCCAGTACCAATGTAGGCAATACTGCTTTCAATTACGATCTTCGTATCAATCTTGATACTTCTTTCACTGGAAAGGATCTTCTTCGCACTCGTCTGCGTTCTGGTAATTTCTCTTCTCAACCCTTTGGTTCCAGTTCTTCACTGTTCAAACTGGATAAGGCAGAGAGCACTGCTGATGTAGTTAAACTGGATCGTCTGTATTATAGTTTCCCTGCTCTTGCTAAGGGTGTAACTCTGACTGCTGGTGCTCTGGTTCGTAACACTGAGATGACCTGGATTCCTTCTGCTTATAAGTCGGATGTTCTGGACTTCTTCCAACTTGCTGGTGCTCCTGGTGTCTACAACAAGGCAACTGGTTCTGGTTTTGGTGCTCAATGGGTGCAAGGTAAGAAAGGTTTTGTTGCTGGTCTGAACTATGTTGCACAAGGTGGTTCTGATTCCACCAAAGGTGAGTTTAACGAAAAAGGTGCTCTGAACACTCTTGCTCAGATTGGTTACCGTGCTCCTAATTATGGTGTTGCATTCGGTTATCGTTATGGTACTGAAGGCACTCGTGTTCGCACCTTCAATGGTGTTCTGGGTTCTTCTGGTGCTCTTGCTCCTGGTCAAACCTCTAATGGTTATGCTCTGAGTGCTTACTGGCAACCTTCCAAGTCTGGCATCATTCCTTCTGTGAGTGGTGGTTATGGTTGGAATACTGTAAGTCTGAATGCCGAAGGTGAAGCAACTCCTAATGGCGCTACCGATTCGCAAACTTGGTACGCTGGTCTCCAGTGGTCTGATGTACTTGCTAAGGGTAATTCTGCTGGTTTTGCTATCGGTCAGCCTGGTAATGCAGAAGGACTTACTAAGGAAGCAACTATGTGGGAACTGTTCTATAAGTATCGTGTGAGCGACAACATCACTGTTACTCCTGCAGTGTTCTATGTTTCGAACAATCAGGCACTTTCGGATACCTCTTCCAACTATGGTGGTGTAATTCAAACTACCTTCCGTTTCTGATAAACCACTCATAAGTTGAGTGAAAGCACCCCAGAAAGGGGTGCTTTTTTATGAAACCAGAACCTTAACCAAATCTTAGTGGACTTTAAGGTTCTCTTCCAGTATTATTACTTACGAAGTCAATTCACTTCCAAAAAACTTTTTATGAAACTCAAAAATCTTATTGCTATTGGTCTGGTTGCTGCTCCTGCTGCTGCTCTTGCTGGACCTGCTCTGAATGGTGCTGGAGCTACGTTTCCCGCCCCAATTTATCAACGATGGTTCCAGGATTTTGCTTCGTCTACTGGAAATCGTGTTAATTACCAATCTGTTGGTTCTGGTGCTGGTGTTCGTCAGTTCATCGCTGGGACCGTCGATTTTGGTGCGTCTGATGAACCGATCAAAGCATCGGAAGCAGCAAAGGTGAAGCGTGGTGTCGTTCAAATCCCTATGGTGGGTGGAACGATTGCTGTCGCTTATAACAAACCTGGATGCAAACTAAAACTGACCCAGAAGCAAACCGTTGATGTATTCTCTGGACGCATTAAGGATTGGAAAGCACTTGGTTGCTCCGCTGGTCCTATTCAAGTGGTGTATCGTTCTGATGGATCTGGAACTACCTTTGCATTCACCAACTCTCTGGATGCATTCGGTGGTTGGGCTCCTGGTGTTGGTAAGGCAGTCAAGTGGCCTACTGGTGTTGGTTCAAAAGGTAACGAAGGTGTTGCTGGAACCATCAAGAACACTGCTGGTGCGATTGGCTATGTGAATACTGGATTTGTTCGTGCTAACAAACTCCAAGCAGCAGTTCTTCAAAACAAGGCAGGTAAGTTTGTTGGACCTTCTGCTGCAACTGGTTCTGCTGCTCTGAATGGTATTACTCTGGATGCAAACCTTGCTGGCGAGAACCCCAATCCTGCTGGTGTAAATGCATATCCCATTTCTACTTTGACTTGGATTCTTGCTTATAAGAAAGGTAATGGTGCAAAGGCAGATGATATTCGTGCCGCTATTAACTATGCTCTAAGCACAAAGGCACAATCTATTGCTGATGATCTTGGATATGTTCCTCTTTCTGGTAGCGTTCTGAACAAAGCACGTCTTGCTGTTGGTCGCATCGGTAACTGACATACATAGGGGGGTTGACAAAACCCCCTTTTTAATGTATTATAGATAACGAGTTAGGAGGTTTATGTCTCTTATTTCCCAAACAGACCGTCAAATGGTCATTGAGGCGCTTGAATACTATATTCATAAACTAAAAGAAGATAATTGTACAGAAGCATCAATTTATGCATATAATACACTTCTTCGTTGGATAGAACTGGAGTACTTTAAGAATGAAAATTAATCTCTGGTTCTGCATTGAAATGAATCAATGGCGTTGGACTCTGACAGATGACCATCGTCCAATTATCAAACAAGAATCTGGGCAAAGGGAAAATCTCCGTGACGCTATGAATGATGTAGCAAATACAGTTGAATATCTTATGAGTCAATCTTGACTTTTTATGGGCGATTGGCGCAGCGGTAGCGCAGCTGCTTTACACGCAGACGGTCATTGGTTCGAATCCGATATTGCCCATTATAAATATTTAAAAAAATTGAAGAAGTATAACTGATTATACAAATGGAAAATTTAAGAATCAGATGCCGCTCCTGTGGAAAGGAGTTAGAGGGGCATCCTACGAAAACTGTGTCTTGTGGTTGCTCTAATATGGCATCCATTCGTGGTGATAAGATTTCAGCAGTTGACTTATCTGCTGTTATTATGTTAAACTCTTATGGTCATAAATCAAAACCTGGTGTTCTTACTAACGAAGATCTTGCCTTCCAAGAGGCAAGAAGACAACGTAAAGTAAGACGTTTAGATTTTGAAGTCCGTTGAGGACTTTTATTGGAAGCGTGGCAGAGTCCGGTTTATTGCGTTTGTCTTGAAAACAAATGAGGGTAAGACCTCCACTGGTTCGAATCCAGTCGCTTCCGTTACAAATATTACAAAATTTTAGATTTTCTTAATCTATATTTTTGTATCAACACAAACTTGACATAGTACAAATACCCACTAGCATAACTAGTAGTATTCAACCTAAACCCTATGGATCAGCGCACCTACGATAATTGGGTGAAGATCAAGGAGACTTTTGAAGCCTCTGGGAACATGGATAATATGTTCTATAAGAGAGCAGTCGAAATAGTCAAAACCCGCAGAGATCCTCTTGCAAAGTTTCTTGGAGATGAGAAATGATGGAACCATTTGATGATGATTATGTAACTCGCACAGAAGTGCAGGAGATGATCGATGCAGCAATACGACGACACAACCGTAATGCTTCTATCATTAGTATGTGCGTCGGTTGGGTGGTTCTTGCTTTATTTGCTGAGGGACTTTTAAGGTTGATAGGCGTCATTCCACCAGTTTTGCCATGGTTAAACATTACCCTGAAATAATAGGAATCTTTTTCCTTCTGGTGTTTGCTGCCACTATGTTCTATCAAGGAACTTGTATTATGAGAGGTCAAAGAGGATATTCACTCAGAGATTATATGAAACAAGAAAGTTCAAGTATGCGTAAACGAATAGAAGAACTTTTAAAGGACAAATGATAACTTTAACCGAAGAAGATTTGCAAGAGTTGCAAGAAAGAGTCATGCGGCAAAAAATGGAAGAGTTATTTGAAGAACCATCTACTTATGAGGATGAGAAAGATGATTAAAACTTTTATATCTTCACTTTTACTTTTTAGTTCTATTGCATCGTTCATTTATTGGGGACTTACACACGCATATCCAGGAGTTGTATGAAAGTAGGATTAATCGGACTAGGACGGATGGGAGAAGGAATGTCCCGTCGAATGATGAAAGCAGGTATTGAGGTTTGGGGTTATAGGAGGAATTATGAGAAAGCACAAGAAGCATATGAAAACGGATATGTTAACGGTGTTACAACTTCTATACAAAGCCTTGCTCAGGTAGTAAAACATACTCAGAGTGGAGTATCAGACAAATATGGACCAGGCATCTTTATGATGGTTGTACCAGCAGAAACAGTAGAGGAGACAATCAATGAGTTACTACGATATTGTGACGAAGGAGATATTATTATTGATCATGGCAATAGCAATTTTAAAGACAGTAGGAAAAGAGCAGAACGTTTGGCAAAGTTGGGTATCCAATATATTGATTGTGGCACTAGCGGTGGTGTTTATGGTCTGGATCGTGGATACTGTCTTATGGTTGGAGGTGGAAATACTGCAGTCGCCACTTGTTCGCGCATTTTTGATGCCCTCTCACCAGGAATTGACGCTGCCCCCAGGACTCAATTTAACTCAGACGTAACCTCTGCTGAGTTTGGTTGGTTACATTGTGGCGGACCAGGGGCAGGACATTTTGTGAAGATGGTTCACAATGGAATCGAATACGGCATTATGCAGGCATATGCCGAAGGATTCAATATTCTCAAGAACGCTAATGCAGGTGCTCAGTATGTCAGAGAAGGAGATGCAGAGGTTGCCCCAATGGCGGATCCAGAATCCTATTGTTATGATATTGATGTTGCTGAGGTTGCTGAGTTGTGGCGTCGTGGTAGCGTGGTTGGGTCTTGGTTACTTGATCTTACTGCTGATGTGTTACGCAGGGATGGTGAGCTTAAACAGTTCTCTGGAGGCGTATCCGACAGTGGTGAGGGTCGTTGGACTGTTTCTGCCGCTGTGGATTTGGGGGTTCCCGCTCCTGTCATTACTACTGCACTATTTGAAAGATTTAACTCACGCAATCTCGGATCGTTCGGAGCAAAGATCCTAAACGGAATGCGTTATATGTTCGGTGGACATCATGTTAGGTAAAGTACTTTTATTTGTTTCAGTTCCTTTCGTATTAACAACTCTTTATTTCGGAACAAAAGGAGGGTATTATGATACCGAAAAGTATAAAGGAAACGGAACCGCACATTAGGCAGCGGTATCACTTTGCAACATCAGCATTTGTAAGAATGTGGGGGCATAGTTCATTACACGATCGTCGTATCGTAGAATTCTGTGAGGTATGGGCGCATAGAACTGAAAACGCACCATTGGATGATAGAGTATTGGATCAATATTTCTATTATGAATTTAAAACTTGGAGAGGATACTGATGGGACACTTTGCACGATGGGTATTGGAAAACCCATATACACTTGGATTTCTTGGATATATTTTGATTGTTCTTCCTATTATGGGTATATGGGCGATTCATAAATACGAATGGCAGCACTGGGCACCATTTGACAAAGGGCACAAGAAGTAAAGGTTCAAAACATATAAATAGTTTTGAACTTACTTGATAAGTTTTTATGCCGTATTCAAATCCAGAACAACAAAAAGCCGCACAGAAGCAGTGGTATGAGAAAAACAAGTCTATTACCGCTCAAAGATCAAAAGAGGCTAGACAAAGGAAGAGAATGTGGTATAATAATATTATGGATGAAAAGTCCTGTGAGAGATGTGGAGAAAATGATAATGCCTGTTTAGACTGGCATCATCTCAATCCAAAAGAAAAAGAACACGATATTGCTTTTTTACTTTGTAATAGAAGTAAAGAATCAATTTTAGAAGAGATGGAAAAATGTATCTGTCTTTGTTCTAACTGTCACAGAAAACTTCATTACTACGGGGCGTAGTATAGTGGTAGAATGCCGCTTTTGGGAAGCGGAGGTGCAAGTTCGATTCTTGCCGCCCCGATCGCCAGTTACTTCACTGGCACACTTGACACAAAAACTCAAACACCTTATAATACTAGGGTAAACAAAACAAAACAATGTCTCTGATTCAAAAATTCAAAAAGGATGTTAGCACTCTACGTTCTGCTGCTAACGGGGAAATCTACCTTGATGTAAAGAATCCGAAACTTTATAAAAAGGTTCGCCGCTTCTATGAAAATGAAGGGGTGGTATTTTCCGGTGATCCTCTTGATGATTACGAAATTCTTATGGAGTATATTGATCAGGATCTTGAATCTGTTGAGGTTGCATGAAAACCAAAGTTCTTCTGGAGCGTGAAGGATATCGTTTCGTAGAGGCAGGTATCCTTGAAATTAACGGTAAACCTGATTACCGTTTACAAAAACAAAACGAATACACCAAACGCTGGAATGACATTTATCTTTTTGATAATGGTCTACAATGTACTACTGCTATGGAAGACATTGACTATGCGCGTTGGTTAGATCCAGATAGAGTTCCTTGTTATGTAAGAGATGATGATTAAATAGTCACGGATGGACTTTAACAGCACTGGTCGGGAGCAAACCCCTAATGTCAAAATCTGATTTACTTCGGTGGATTGGAAATATTCTTCTTATAATTGGTTATCAAACTATGTTATGGGGAGAATTTAAATATGGTTTATTAATAAAGGTTATTGGAGGTTTACTCACAGTGCCTTTTGCTATTAAACTTAAACTTTGGGATGTACTATTCTTATGTGCATTCTTTGGTATTACCGAGATATCAAAGTTAACCCAACTTTTCTTAGTTTAGTAAAACTAAGTGGTGGAGTCAAATATGACCCTATTGTTTTCTTGCTTTTCTCAAGAGCAAGTGGTGCGGATGGGACTCTCTCCCGCCTGGTTTCCAATTTCCAGTTAAAGAATTGGTGGCGAGCCTGAGTTACAGAGGTGGGTTGCATAAACCCATCTTTTTTAGTATAATGGTAAAAAGTATTCTTGTTTATGAAGGTTGCATTAATCACTGGAATCACAGGTCAAGACGGTTCTTATCTTGCCGAACTTCTTTTGGAGAAAGGATATGAAGTTCATGGTATTGTAAGACGTGCATCTTTGATTAATACGCATCGTATAGATCATTTGTATCAAAATGTTAAGTTACATTACGGAGACTTAACAGACTCTACTAATATAGTAAGAGTCATACAGAAAGTCCAACCTGATGAAATTTATAATCTTGGTGCTCAAAGTCATGTCAAAGTATCCTTTGAGATGCCTGAATACACTGCTGATGTGGATGGTGTGGGAACTCTTCGGGTTCTTGAAGCAGTGCGTCTTTTGGGTATGGAAGACCGTGTACGCATCTATCAGGCATCTACCAGCGAACTTTACGGATTGGTTCAAGAAACTCCTCAAAGTGAAACTACTCCTTTTTATCCCCGTTCTCCTTATGGGGTAGCAAAACTCTATGGATATTGGATAACCAAAAACTATCGTGAAGCATATGGGATGTATGCTTGTACTGGAATTCTGTTTAATCACGAATCACCAAGACGTGGAGAAACGTTTGTAACACGTAAGATTACTCGTGGTCTTTCAAAGATTTCTTGCGGACTTCAAGATGTTCTTGAACTTGGTAATCTAAATGCTAAACGTGACTGGGGACACGCTAAGGACTTTGTAGAAGCAATGTGGTTGATGCTTCAACAAGATGAACCAGAAGATTATGTGATTGCAACTGGTGTTCAGTACTCTGTAAAGGAGTTTGTGGAAGAATCGGCACCTTACTTTGGAATGAAGATTGAATGGGAAGGTGAGGGTCTTGATGAGGTTGGTATTGATAAACTTACTGGCAGAACGGTCATTAGAGTCAATCCTAAATATTTTCGACCTGCTGAAGTAGAGACTTTATTAGGTGATGCCTCTAAGGCAAAAGAAAAATTAGGTTGGGAACCTAAGATTTCTTTCAAACAATTAGTTGAGGATATGTGCATTTATGGACAGTGATTCCAGAGTATTAGTTGCTGGTGCCAATGGGATGGTTGGATCTGCAATTGTTAGAAATCTTGAAAGTAAAGATTATAGTGATATTATTAGGGGAACTCGTCAGACTGTAGATTTTACAGATCAAGAAGCGACTGATACATTTTTTAGACTTAAAAAACCTGATTATGTTTTTGTTGCCGCTGCCAAGGTTGGTGGTATTATGGCAAACAATACATATAAGGCAGATTTCTTGACTGAGAATATCCGTATTCAGACGAATATTATTGATTCTGCATATCGTTGGGGTGTAAAGAAACTTTTGTTTCTTGGTTCATCCTGCATCTATCCCAAGTTTGCAACTCAACCAATCACCGAAGATCAGTTGATGACTGGTGCTCTGGAACCAACCAATGATGCCTATGCGATTGCAAAGATTGCTGGTATTATGATGTGTCAGGCATATCGCCAACAGCATGGGTTTAATGCCATCTCCTTGATGCCTACGAACCTTTATGGTCCTAACGATAACTTTGACCTGGAAACGTCTCACGTTCTTCCAGCAATGATTGCTAAGTTTCATGCTGCTCTTGACCATAGTAAGTATTGGGAAGTCAAACTTTGGGGTGATGGTTCTGCGATGAGAGAGTTTCTGCACGTTGATGATCTTGCAGAAGCGTGTTATACCTGTATGCAGGTCTATAATGAAGCAGAACATATCAATGTTGGTACAGGTGAAGATGTGACGATTAAGGAACTTGCGGAAACTGTTGCTGATGTTGTTGGGTATGATCGTGATATTAATTGGGATACTACAAAACCAAATGGTACTCCACGTAAAGTCTTGAATGTAGATAAGATTAAATCGCTTGGTTGGGAACCAAAGATTGGTCTCCGTGAAGGTATTGGGTCAACTTATCAATGGTATAAAGAAAATGCTTGCAAATGATGATCTAGGAAATCTGGGAAGACTTGGTAACCAGATGTTTCAATATACTGCTCTTCGTGGTCTTGCCCAAAGACACGGATATGAGTATTGCTTACCACCAAGAGCAGTTGTTGCAACAAGAGATATTAATTGTGTAAACTCAGATATTACAATGTTTGAGTGCTTTAAGATTCCTGAAGCACCAAAGCATGTGACTAATTTTCCAAAGGTAATGGAATCAAATTTTGGATTAGATCAAAATCTTTGGAACAACTGTCCAGATAATATTAGTCTTTATGGATATTTCCAAACAGAAAAATATTTCAAGCATATTGAAAAGCAAATTCGTGAGGCATTTACTTTTGCCGATGAAATTCGTGAACCAACAGAAGAAGCATTTAAATCAAATTTTGGTAATGAAGAAGTAATTGCAATTCATCTTCGTAGGGGAGATTATCTACAATATCCACATCACCCAGTACAAACGTTAGAGTATTATGCTCAGGGATTGTCTCATATGCCAGAAGACATTCCAGTTATGATTTTTTCTGATGGAATTGAGTGGTGTAAGGAGCAAGAAGTTTTTCAGGGAGATCGTTTTATTTTTGCAGAAGGAAACAGCACTGGCGTAGATCTTTGTCTCCAATCCCTTTGCACATATCACATCATTGCCAATTCTTCATTCTCTTGGTGGGGTGCTTGGTTGGCAAAAAGTAAAAAAACAGTTGCCCCAAGTACTTGGTTTGCTGGACCAGATGCTTCTAAAGATCTCAGCGATTTATATTTACAAGGATGGATTATCATATGAGAGTTGCAGTTTTAATATCTGGAAGATTGAAGTGTTATGAAAGTTGTCTGATTCCTTTATTGGAGTCGTGTGACTATGATGTTGATTTGTTTATTTCAATTAATGCTGAGAGAGATGATTATCACAATCAAGCATTGAATAATCTCTCAAAATGGTTGAAGGGTGAATATATTTGTCCTTATGTTATTCCCCAGCATTATAAAGATATTTTTATTAATATGGGAACGGGAACTAATGAACCATTGCCATATAATCAATTATCGATGTTTTTCAATGATATGAATGCTTTTAAATTAGCAACTCAATATGCTGATGATAATAACTTCGAATATGATGCATATATGAAATATCGTTCTGATATTGTTACTAACAAATTACCAGATATTGAAAAATCTGATGAATATCAAATTTTTTCGGTAATTCCTTGGTGTAATCACTATTCACCCATAATAGACAGACAAAATCCAACCATATACAATTCTCCTGGAGATTGGAGACTTCCAGATACAGTAAATGCTCCATGGGTTTCTGATGCAATAGTATATGGAAACAGAAATTCAATGGAAGCATATATGCAGACATATAATTATTGTATTGAAATGAATGAATTGTGGAAGGGTTTATATCCAATTGCCTTTGAGCCATCTGTGACTCAGAACGCTTATGATAAGGGTTTAGAAGTTAAATATTTTTCTGCACCATATACTATTGATCCTTCCAGGCACCAATAAATATTTAAAAATATTTTTCTTATGAAAGTTATTATTCCAATGTCTGGTATGAGTAGTAGATTTGCTGCTGCTGGATATGACATTCCAAAATATCTTATTGAAGTTGATGGAAGAAAGGTTATAGAACATATCGTCGATCTTTATCCAGAAGATAGTAAATTTGTTTTTATTATCAACGATAAGCATAAAGAAGAAACTAATATAGTTGAGGTATTGGATAAACTTGTAGAGAAAAAAGAAATAGTTAGTATTCCTAGACATAAAAATGGCCCAGTATTTTCTGTATTTGAGTTTGAGAATCTGATTGATGATGAAGAAGAAGTAATTGTCAATTATTGTGATTTCTCAATATATTGGGATTATCGTCATTTCAAAGGTTTTGTTGATGCAACGGAGTGTGATGGATGTGTAATTTGTTATACTGGATTTCATCCCCATATGCTGGGTAGTGATAATTATGCATTCTGCCGCACTGATGAGGACAATAAGATTTTAGAAGTTCGTGAGAAGCAACCATTCACAGAAGATAAAATGTCTGAATTTGCTTCTGCTGGAAACTACTATTTCAGGAAAGGTAGTTATGTAAAGAAATACTTTAAACAGTTGATGGATGAAGATATTAACATCAACGGTGAGTATTATGTAAGCCTGATTTATAACCTACTTGTTCGTGATGAACTTATAAGTCTTGTTTATGAAGTTCCTTATATGCTTCAATGGGGAACTCCATTTGATCTTGATGTTTATAATAGTTGGTCAAATTATTATCGTAAAGCACTAGAAGGTCAGAAAGAAGTTAGACTTGAAAACTGTATTCTTGCTCTTCCAATGGCAGGTGCTGGGAGTCGCTTCTCAAAAGAAGGATATACCGAACCAAAACCATTCATTCAAGTCAATGGTAAAGATATGGTAGATCAGGCAGTTCGCTGCTTACCAAAAACTGATGATGTCATTTATGCCTGTCTGAAAGGTCATCAATCACCTGGTCAAAATACAGTCTGGATTGATGAAGTTCTTGAAGGTCAGGCTTGCACAACAGAAAGAATTGTCAATGTGATTGATCCAGATTCTTCTATTTTAATTTCAGCTTGTGATAATGGTGTATTCTATGATGCCGATAAGTTTTTAGATTTGGTAAATGATGAAGAAAATGATATAATAGTTTGGACTTATAGAAATAACTATACGAGTCATTTGCAACCAGAGGCATATTCTTGGGTTAAATGTGATGAGGATGGGAATGTAAGTCGTGTCGATGTTAAAAAATTTACTGGAACTGATCCTGTAAAAGAGTTTGCCATTACTGGAACTATGTTTTTCCGTTCAAGGGAAATCTTTTTCCGTTCTTTAAAATCTTTATATGATAATGATAATAGAACTAATGGCGAATTCTATGTTGATAGTATGCTTAATGAAGCAATAGAATTGGGATATAAAGTTAAAAACTTTGAGATTGATAATTATATTTGTTGGGGAACTCCAAATGATTTAAAGACTTACCAATACTGGCAAAGATTTTTTAATAAAGTTGATTGGCACTCTTACGAATACGAAAATGACTACTTTACCATCTAAAAAAGATATAAATGCAGTTTTAATGTTGTATTGGGGTTGGACTGATCTTATTCAACTTGTTGGTATGGTTAGGTATTATCAAACTCAATATAAATCTGTAAGTTTAATATGTCTTCCCCATCAAAAAGAATTTTTGGAAGCATTGTATCCAGACTTTAATTTAATTTTCGTTTCTTGTCCAGATGGAACAGCGAGTAATGATATTGATAAGTTGGCTAAAAAACTTTTTGATGAGGATTATCTATTTTTGAATGAAGGAAAACCTGGAGAACATGGGCATCAAAATTGTTGGAATTTTGAACAAGCTTGCCTGAGAATGAATATTCAAAATGAAATTCCTAAAACTAATATTCAATATAAAAATTGTCAAATATTAAAAAAATTTAACTTGCAAGAAAAATTACAAATTAATGAAAGAGATGCAAGTGATCCAACATTTGACCAAAGAATAGGATTCTATACGCTTTCAAATCTTGATTATTCTATTGCATTTGATTATTTTAAAATTATAAGGAATGAGGATGATGAACAAAGAAAATATTCTGAGTTAGTTAAATTTAATGAATATTCTGTTGTTCATCATGTTGATGGTATGGATCTTTCTAATATTGAGTATAATTTGGTTTATTTAAATAATAATTCAACTAAAATTATTGATACGATAAAGATTATTGAAAATGCAAAAGAAGTTCATTTTTATGACAGTCTTTATGGAATACTTTGTTATTTTTTATATTTTTCAAATCAGTTGAGGGGTCCAAAGTTCTACCTACACAAGTATGCCAGAATGAAAATACCCAAATTTTTTGATTATAAAAAAATGGAGGAGAGTGGTGATTGGATTGTTATTGCATAATTTATGTGGTATAATCGTAGTATATAATATTTTTAATGTATGGATCCTATTCTAATATCGGAAGTTAATTTTTTTAACAAAATTACTGATAAGGTGGAAGTAATTTTTGATGTTGGGGCATATAATGATTCTCCATATGTCCAAACGGGAGGTGAAGTTCATTATTTTGAACCTTTTCCGAAATATCTAGAACAACTAAAGCAGTTGTCGAATAATAATGAAAAATCATTTTTTAATGCTTTTGGTTTGAGTGATGAAAATACATCTTTTGATTTTTGGGTAAGTACATATTCTTTTATTGAACGACCAAATTCTACTGGTGATCCAATAAAATGCGAATTACGTAGAGCAGATGAATATTGCAGATCTAATAATATTAAGGAGATTGACTTTTTAAAAATTGACGTTGAATGCATGGAAACCAAAGTTTTTCGTGGATTTGGAGACTATTTGAACAACGTAAAAATTATTCAATTTGAATATGGACCCGGGCAAAAAGAAGTTGGTGATAATCTAGATATTATGCTTTCTTACCTAGAACCATATGGATTCACTGGATTTAGTTATATGTTTTTTGAAGACCATGGTGGATTAACTCCAATTTCTGATAGGGAAGATCTGTGGAGATGGTGTAATATTGTCGCATATAATAAAAATTATTTTAATTCTGAACCTTGGTAATTTTAAAAAATAATATTAGTAGAGTATGAATATTGAACATTGGAATTCTAGAAAAACTAGAGTTATTAAAGAAAAAGATGAGAATGGTAGGGACATTGAAGTTTCATATTTCTTCACTTGTCAATTTACTGGTCTTTCTAAGCATTATCCTCAACCACTAATCTATTCGCATCAAACTCAGAGACTGACTCTTCCAACCAAAGAAATGTTTATGTCTTTGGGTAGAGGAACTGTCTATGAAGAAACGATGGAGTATCAAGTAGAACTTCCTTTTCATTTTAAGAATTTCTGCTCAGTTCCTGTATTTTACTTTGTGTATAATATGGCGAACTACTATCATTTTATCTACGATACGTTGCCTTATCTCTACTCTTACTTCAATGAGAAAGAGATTCATCCAGATCTTAAACTTCTTGTGAGTCCGCCAGAAGGTAAAGATGATCTTTATCCTTTTGTTTGGGAATCGCTAGAACTTCTTGGTATTAGAAGAAAAGATGTTGTATTTCTAAACCCAGACACTCTTTATAATACTGTTGTAGTGGGGTCGTCATTGACCCATAACGGTCTTTCAAATACTCCACCACATTCTGGTGTATTTGATATTATCAACCGTATGAAAGGTGAATATCAGGGTCCAGAGAAGATTTATATCTCACGGCGCACTTGGTTGCATAATAACTTCGATAATATTGGAACCAACTATACTGAGCGCCGTCGTTGTGTGAATGAGGATGAAGTAGCAGAACTTTTCAAGTCTCATGGATATGAAGAAGTCTTCTGTGAAAATATGACGATGAAAGAGAAGATTGGTTTATTCAACTCTGCTAAGTATGTTGCTGGACCAATTGGTGGTGGTATGTGTAATGTAATCTTCTCACCACCAGAAACAAAAGTTATTTCTATCAATAGTCCTTTGTTTTTTGATGTCAATACTCGCTTTGAGTATTCAATGTCTCATACAGAATTACATCATTTTAATGATACTGAGTTTGTGGAGAAAGTAGAGGAAAGTGTGGAAAGTGATGGTGCTCTTTCTATCTCTGGTGGTCTAAACTCTCCTTGGAAGGTAAATCTAAATAAACTAGCATTATTCCTTAAAGATGTCTGAAATACTAGAACTAGCAAGAGAAATTAGTGACTACACTATTTGTGGTGAAGGTAATGTATCAGTAAGAGTAGATGAAAATACATTCCTCATTAAAGCAAGTGGAACAAGTCTTCATACACTATCAGAAGAAGACTTGACATTATGCAATACAAATGGTGCTCAGATAGAACTTCTCCATAAGAAACCAAGTATTGAAACTTCATTTCATGCTTGGATTATGAAGACATTTCCTGATATTAATTTTATTGCACATACTCACCCTCCACATACAACTAAGATTCTTTGTTCAGAAGCAATTTATGATTTTGCAGACCACAGATGGTTTCCAGATCAAATTGTGAGGAATGGAATTAAGTCCTGTGTTGTTCCTTATGCTCCTCCTGGCGAATCAATTTTAAAGTTAGTTGATAAGCATGTGTCAAAGTTTGTGGATGATGAAGGTTATTTTCCTAAGTTGATTCTTCTACAAAATCATGGTATAATCTCAGCATCGACATCTAAGAAAGATTGTGCAGCTTCCACTTTAATGTGTGAAAAGTCTGCCGATATTTTTATTGGAGCAAAACTTTTGGGTGGAGTTAAGTTCTTAACAAAACAAGAAGTTGCCGATGTTGATACTTGCCCAAATGAAAATTATAGGAGAAATATGTATCAATGAATAAATTTTTGTTTGTTCCTATGGGAGAAACTTTTAGGTATCTATTTGATGGAGATCCTAGAGGAAGAGGTGGAATTGAATCTTATAATTTACAGATGGAGGTATCTAATTCCCATCTTAAATTATTAAATCAAATTAATAACGACTGTGAAACTGATATATTTTACCATTTTTATGGTATGAATTCGCAGTATGATGAAGATTTAGTAAATTTATACTCCTCAAAAAATTATAATGTAGATGGCGCTTTTACGGATGGATTGATTGGTGAGGTTAATTTCTATAATAAGACATATGACTTATTAAGAAGTAAGGATTTATCTGAGTATAAGAGCATACTTTTTGTTAGAGCAGATTTCTTCCTCAAACCTTATTTTAAAAATGTATATGATCATAATGATCAGAGAATTTTATTTACTCATGTGAATGAAATTTGTAGAGGATATCATCTTGACCCAGATGGTGTTAATCCATTTGTTAATTATATGATCTTTCATGTTCCAAATAGATTTTTTGATAAACTATTGAATGGTCAAATAATGAACTATCATAGTTCTTATGCACATTGTTTGCGTAATGGTTTATCTCATGACGATATTTGGTTTATTTTAGATACTTATCACTCATCAAACACTGAATATGTTTGGAATCCTATTTTTCATCAAGTAGGTAGACCTGAAAATAAAGAATGGATTGATAGAGGATATAGAGTTAATCCAGAAACAAGGCAACCATATTTTATTGAAAATGATAATATCTATTCCAACTTAAAAAACAATGACTTCTATAATTAAAATGAAAGTAATATATGTTGACATTGATGAAACAATTTGTCATAGAGAGACCTCTGTTGATTTTGGAACCACTCATGATTATTCGAAGGCAAAACCAATACCAGAAAACATAGAAAAAATTAATAAACTTTATGATGAAGGTCATACAATAGTTTATTGGACTGCTCGTGGTAGTAGAAAGCAAATAGATTGGTTTGACCTTACTGCAAAGCAACTTTCCGAATGGGGTGCCAAGTATCACGAATTGAAAACAGACAAACCATTTTATGATTTGTTTATTGAAGATAAATCGCTAAGGATTGAAGAACTGTGATTATTATTTCTCATCGCGGCAATATTCGGGGACCAGTTCCTGATAAAGAAAATCGTCCAAGTTACATTGACTGTGCGATTGGAAATGGATATCATGTAGAAATTGATGTTCGTTCAATTGATGGTGAGTTGTGGTTGGGTCATGATGAACCACAATATAAAATTGACCATAACTGGTTAGATAAGCGTAGGCATTATCTGTGGTTGCATTGCAAAAATCTTGAAGCGGCAAAAGAGTGTTGGGTATATCATTCTTTTTGCCATACAGGAGATCCATTTACTTACACTTCAACTGGAAAGATTTGGTTACATGATCTTTCAATGAAGATTGATGGAAATGTAATTATTCCTCTCATTGATTGTGATGATGTTGAGTGCTTTATACCTATCGGTGAAAAACCTTTTGGTATATGCACTGATTATCCTGCCTTTGTATGAAAACAATATTTGTAAGGCATTATGATGCCTTTGGTGATTGGGTAAGTATCAATGGTCTTGTGCGATATTTAATTCAACAATATCATTATAAACAAGTCTATCTTGTTTTAGAACATAATGAAACTCGTAAAAACTTTGTAGAGTTATTGTATGGGGATGAACCAAAAATATCCACAATAATGGATCGTGAGTTTGAGAGAGTATGTACTAATGAGGATGTAATTGATACTAGGGTTAATGAGTATTATCCTAGAATTGGTAGTGGTAATTATTGGAGTAATCAGAATCCCTTAGAAGATTATAACCATATTGGACCAACATCAAATTCTGATAATTTCTATATTAAACTTGGCATAAATCCAGAAGTTAAAAATAAACATTTCTTTTTTTCTAGAAAAGTAGATCTTGAAGAAAAACTTTTCGACAGTTTAGACTTAACTGAACCATATTCAGTCGTATGTGACTATGGTGAAAACCTTATAGATAGAAAGTATTTAAAACATTCTAAGGTTGTCAATCTTCATAATATTTCACCAAATTTGGTGGATGTGTTAAAGATACTAGAAAATTCTGATGATATTCATCTTATCGAGAACACAGTATCTTTATTTGTTTATCATATGCAATCAGCATTTTTATTGAGCGATTTTAAAGTTCATTTACATGCCTATGCAAGAAAAGAATCACATCGTAGGTGTGATAGTCCTGAATGTAACAATCAATTTTTAAATATGTTACTTTTACCTAAACTTGAAAATTGGGAAATTTTCTGGAATTAAAATCTTTAAAAAATTTTTGTGAGGTCTTAAAAAGATGAACGTTCTTGTGCCTATGGCTGGATCTGGCAGTCGATTTGCTAAGGTAGGATATACTCTTCCGAAACCATTAATTGAAGTTCGTGGTAAACCAATGATTCAAGTAGTCATTGAGGGACTAAATGTAGATGCCAAATATACTTATGTTGTCCAGAAAGAACATTATGAAAAGTACAATCTTCAATATCTTTTAAATTCAATTACCCCTAATTGTAATATCGTTCAAGTTGATGGTATTACCGAAGGTGCTGCTTGTACAACTCTATTGGCACGAGAGTTTATTGATAATCAAGAACCTTTAATTATCACCAATTCAGATCAATTGATTTTATGGAATAGTGAAGAGACTCTTTATGCCTTTAATAGGGATAATGTTGATGGTGGTATAGTTACTTTCTCCGCAACTCATCCCAAATGGTCTTTTGCTAAACTTGGTGATGATGGTTATGTTTGTGAAGTTGCTGAAAAAAATCCTATTTCGGAACATGCAACTGCTGGAATTTACTATTGGAAGAATGGTTCTGATTATGTAAAGTATGCCGAACAAATGATTGCTAAGGATATTCGTGTAAATAATGAATTTTATGTTTGTCCTGTATATAATGAAGCAATTGGAGATGGTAAAAAAATCTGTATCAAAGAAATTGGTGTTGATGATATGTGGGGTTTAGGAACACCAGAAGATCTCGGATATTTCTTAGAGAACTATGAAGGAAAAATCTAATCAATTTTTCATTAAAATAAATCTTAATCAAATTAAACTTTGCATATTTGATGTAGATGGAGTTTTAGTTGATAGTAGATCTCTTCATTATCCTGCAACCATGCTTGCCTTAAAGGATTATGGATATTTTTATTCCCGAGAAGAAGATGAAAATTTTGGCACTATACCTACTAGGCAAAAATTAAATCTTCTAGCAGAACATGGTAAGATTGAAAAAGATTCTGTTGATTGTATTTGGGATCTTAAAGATAATTATGCATGTGAATTGTTTGAAAATAATATTGTAATCAATACTCAAATTAAACCTCTATTTAAAATACTAAAATCTAATAAAATTAAAATATCATTAGCATCAAATGCTAGATATAGTTTTTTAAATAAAGTTGTAGACAAGTTAGATATTGGAGAATATGTTGATTTGATTCTTAGTGCTCAATCTGTAATACCAAAACCAGATCCTGCAATTTATATAAATGCTATGAATTACTTTGATATATCTCCAGATCATACTTTAATATTTGAAGATAGTGAGGTTGGGAAACAATCTGCTTATGCAAGTAAAGCTAATGTTTATGAAATTTCAAGATTTGATCAATTAACACCTTTTATATTTGAAAATAATGAAACTTATTGCACATCGCGGTAATATCAATGGTCCCAATCACGAGTTGGAAAATAATCCAGAGTATATTGATATTGCAATATCAAATGGATTTGATGTTGAGATTGATGTAAGAAATGTAGATGGCGATTTTTATCTTGGACACGACAACCCTCAATATCTAGTTTCTATATCCTGGTTGGAGGAAAGAAAGGACAATCTTTGGATACACTGTAAAGATTTAAAATCTCTTGAAATTTTTTCCAATAGTTCTGAAGATTTTAACTATTTTTGGCATCAAGAGGATGATTTTACATTAACTAGTAAAAATTACATCTGGACTTATCCTGGAAAGCCATATACAATGAAATCAATTATTGTTATGCCAGAATTGATTGATGACTTAGAATATAAAAATTTTAAATCATTGAATTGTTATGGTGTTTGTAGTGATTACGTTTCTTGAACTATAATGTATATTAAAAGGTAATTATGAAAGATAAATGTTTATTTGTTATTAATGGTGACACCTTTCGTTTGGGTGGTCAAGGATCCGTTGGTAAGGGTGGAGAAGAATCCATCAACAGACAAAAGTTGGCAACCGATTCTCATAATAATTTTTTTGAATCTATTGAAAAAAAGTTAGGAGTTAAATGTGAAATTTATTTAAACATTTATACTTGTAACGATGAATATGATCAAAAATTATTGGAATGGTATGGTGAAAGAGTTGTAAATGTTGCTATACATCCAAAAAGATTTGAAAATGAACTTGGTTTGGTCTATGATACAACAAGATCTCTAAAAGAATTTGGTCTTGATGATTATAGATTTGTAATGATGATTCGCCCAGATTGCTACATTAAAAAGTATTTCGCAGAAATATTTAAAGTTGATGATAATAGAGTTTTATATGCACACTTAGATGCAGGTTATAAAATGATTGATAGTGGTGGATCAATATCATTTTTAGATGCACTTGGTTCTAAACTGGATGTTCCTCACGTATGTCATAATATTACTTATTGTCCTCATAAGCATTTTAATTTATTTTTAGACAATCAAGTTTGGCATTGGCACGATTCTTTGCTTAGATTAAGAAATCATATATCAAGGAATGAAATTGGTTTTTTTGTTGATACATTTCATTGGTGTTGTAGTAGTTTGGACTGGAATCCATTATACTCTTTAGTTGGGAGAGGAGAATGCCTTGAGTATAAAGTTCCAAATATGACTTATGATTTTGAAACAAATACAGTTCAATATATTGATACGATTGAAAAATACAAACATTTAATGTATACTGATACAATAGAGGAAAATTTAAAAAACTATGAATGAAATGACATTAGCAATACCATTTTATAATACATCTCAGTATTTTAAAGAGGCAGTAGAGTTTGCATTAAATAATGATTTTGTAAAAGAAATTGTCGTTAATGATGATGGATCCTATGAAGAAGAATGGGATAATTTAAATTCAATTGTAGGTACTTTGAATAGTAATAAAATAAAAGTATTCAGAAATGAAGTAAATCTTGGTGGATTCCGAAACAAATATAATTCTGTTCAAAACTCAACGTGTGAGTGGGTTTATCTGTTAGATAGTGATAATCATCCAGCAGAAACAACCTTAGATATTATCAAAAACATAAAAGATCCAGATCCAGACATCTGTTATATTCCACAGAAATTGCTTCTTTATAAAGATGATGGTTATCGTAATGAAGTCTTTTATGATTTTAAATATGAGAAAATTGGCATTGATGAAGCGCAAGATGCACTTTTGAAAAAAACAAAATGGTTTGATTGGTTTCTGAATACTGGAAACTTTGTATTCAATCGTGAAAAATATCTTGAAAGATTAAGATCTGGTTATGAAGATTTAGAGGAACCAGTTTATGCTTGTAGTATTGCTTTTTCTTATCACTGGATGAGTAAAGGTGGATATTATAAGGTGACACCAGAAATGGAGTATTACCATAGACTTCGTAATGATAGTTATTGGAATGCTTGTGGTGGAAATTCTGATCTATCTGCAAAATATTATCATCAACGTATTATTGACTTAGTATGATTACCGTAGCAATACCTTACTATAATAGTGAAAAATATTTAGAACAGGCATTGGAATTGCCACTGAGTTCTGATTTTGTATCTGAGATTATCATTCACGATGATTGTTCTGAAAATGAAATAGAATCAACACATCCAAAAATTAAGATTTATAGAAATCAAACAAATCTAGGTGCATTTAAAAATAAGTATCTGGCGGTTTCAAAAGCATCTAATGATTGGGTGTATCTTCTTGATAGTGATAATTATTTTTTTGAAAATTCTTTGGAAGTTGTAAAAAATATTAAACCTCAAAGAGGTAGGTATTATTCTCCATCACAACTTCATTTAGTTGACGATGGATTGGATCAAAGTCTTAATGGTAAAATTGTAAAATATGATTTTGGTCAAGTTGACGGATCTAGGGCGAGAGATATATTAAAATCTGGTAGTGGTGAGTTTGAATGGTTGATCAATACTGGAAACTTTTTTATAAATCGTGATGACTATGTATCGTCAATGCAGTCCATAATTGATGATCAAACATATCCTTATTTTGAAGCAGACGCAATAGTGTTTACTTACAATTGGTTAAAGAAAGGAAATATTATTGAAGTTGTAGATGATCTATGGTATAATCATAGACTACGGAGTAATAGTTATTCGCATTCTGTTGGAAATAAAAATTCAGACTCCTTAAACTATCATAAAAATTTAATTAGAGAATTATGATTCGTATTGCCGATGTGCCTCAGGAATTTCTTCCAGAAATGCCCGTTCAATATCCTCCTCATCAAGGATATAGTCCCATGATTGAGGAGCGAGCATATTCATTCTTTAAATCAAAGCAGGAACTAGAATCGGATTATATTTACATTCCTATTCAATGGACTTCGTGGCACATTAATCCTGGTGGTGAGTATGGACAAAATACTCAACCACTTATTGATTTTTGCAATCAACTAACTGAAAAGCATCCTAATGAAAAGTTTTTTACAGTTGTTCAATATGATGGTGGAACATTAGTCCCAATTGATAATTGTAAAATCTTTGCTTCTTCTGGTGATTTTAGTTCACCTCTTGGAAAAAATTCTTCTTATGAACCAATTCCACTTTTATGTGATCCTCATGGTGGAATTCCCAAAGAAGTAAGGCAATATAAAGTTGGATATGCTGGTAGAGATACTCATCCACTTAGAGTTAAAATGAATCAAGTTTTGTCACATTTACCTGGTTATAAGTTTGCTGTTAATCTTGATCATAATAGAACTGAGGTCTTTCGTGACATTCTATATAATTCAGTATTTGCACTCTCCCCAAGAGGATTTGGACCTGCTTCATTTAGAATGTATGAAGCAATTCAAATGCAATGCGTACCCATTTACATTAGTGATGAGTTTTGGTTGCCCTTTACGGAATATATTGAATGGGATAAAATGTGTCTATTGATTAACAATGATGAAATTGAAACGATTCCTGAACGAGTAGATGCTCTATTGGAAAGTGGAGAATATCAAAATATGATTAATTATGGACAAGAAATGTATGAAAAACATTTAACCTGGGATGGTTGCCTAAACACAATTGCAAAAATAGTATGCTGATTAATTTTACAAACTTGTATAAAAAATACAATATGAACATCAAAGGTATTGTTCATATTGGAGCTCACTATGGTGAGGAAATTCAAGAATATGTTGATAATGGAATTCAAAACATTACTGTTTTTGAACCATTGTCTAAAAATTTTGATGTTCTTGCTAAAAGACTTCAAAATGTAAATGCGGATATTCAAGGATATCAAACCGCTCTTGGCAGCGAGAAAGGAACTGCTAAGATGTATTTGAGTAGCAATGAAGCACAAAGTAGTTCAATTCTAAAACCAAAAGATCATCTAGAACATCACCCTGATGTTACATTTGATGGTGATGAAGAAGTAGAAGTTGATCTTCTCGACAATTTTGATCTTCGTTCTGCTAACTTTATGAATGTTGATGTTCAGGGTTATGAACTTGAAGTTTTTAAAGGTGCAGTTGAAACTCTAAAAAACATTGATTATGTTTATTGTGAAGTCAATCGTGGGGAAATGTATGAAGGAAATCCTCTAATTGAAGATATTGATGAGTTCTTAGGTGAGTATGGATTTGAAAGAGTTGAAACTCATTGGCCAGAAACTTGGTATAAGTGGGGGGATGCTCTTTACGTAAAAAAGTCTAAAAGGGCGGATCTTGTAGATACGTCCAAAAATGGTAAGCAACTCTATTGGAATGCAACTTATGAGTTTACCCATAAGTTTTTCAATGAGCACCCAGAACTAAAAGTTGGTGCTGAAATCGGAATTGCTGGTGGGCAACACATCAAACGTCTTTTGGAAAAAACAAACTTGGAAAAAGTTTATGGAGTTGATCCATTAACTTCTGAGATGTGGACTATTTCAAATATGGATTGTGTGAATGTAGATTCTGACTATGGTGGATTTGATAATCTTTATGATCAAATTGTCGGAATGTTAGAACCATATGGTGATAGATCTGAGATTATTCGTAAGACATCTCTGGATGCAGTAGATAATTTTGAAGATGAATCATTAGATTTTGTGTTTGTTGATGCAATTCACACTTATGAAAATTGCTTAGAAGATTTGACTGCATGGGAACCAAAAGTAAAACCTGGTGGATATATTATGGGTCATGATTGGGAACACCCTTCATATCCTGGTGTGCAAAAAGCAGTAGAAGAATTTTTTGAAGATAAAGAAATAACAGGTGTGTTAAGTCCAGTTCACGTTTGGTATGTTCAAAAATGAAAATCTGTATTTTAACTATCGCAACAAACAAGTATATTCAGTTTGTTGAAAGACTTCTTGATAATATTGAGGAGAACTTTCTAAATGGGCATGATATTGAGTGCTTACTTTTTACCGATCATGAAGTAGAAGCGTCTGATAATGTAAGAGTTTGCCAGATTGACCACGAACCTTGGCCAATGCCTACTCTGAAAAGATACAACTACTTTGTAAAAGAAAAGGAGTTTATCTCTCAGTTTGATTATTGTTTCTACTTTGATGTAGATATGGGTCTGGTGAATAAGGTTGGTGATGAGGTTCTAAGCGATCTAGTTGCTACCCAGCACCCCTACCAGTCCTTCTATCCTAAGGAACAGAGGTCGTATGATAGAAACCCACAATCGCTGGCATACGTGCCTGTGGGTGAGGAAGGTGAGCACTATTATGCTGGTGGATTTAATGGTGGATCTACAAAGAGGTTTCTTGAAATGGCAGAAGTTCTTGCTGATCGTGTAACCAAGGATCTTGAAAATGGTGTGATTGCTTTATGGCACGATGAATCTCAGATGAATCGTTACCTGATTGATAATTCACCAACTTTGAGTCTGTCTCCATCATATTGTTTTGCCGAAGAACAAATGGGCAATTCGGATTATCCTTATGAACCTAAAATTATCGCATTGAAGAAGAATCACAATGAACTTAGATCTTAGAGAAATTCCTGCTGTTTATATGAATCTTGAACAGCACACTGAAAAGAATGAAAATATGCAAAAAATTCTCAAAGAATGTGGATTCAAAACAATCATCCGTATAGAAGGAGTTCCTCGTCCAGATTGTCCTGTTGCAGGATGTTCTTCTGCTCATTATAAGGGTTTGTGTGAAATCGATCCACCTTTTATTTTGTTTGAAGATGATTGTATGATTAAGAACTTCCGTCCAGAGATTGAAATTCCTGATGATGCTGACGCAGTTTATCTTGGAATTTCTTCTTGGGGAAGAATGAATGGGCATTCTGGACCTTATGTTCAGTATAATCATGTAAAGGATGATTTATACAGGACTTATAATATGTTAGGTGGACATTCTATCTTGTATCTAACTGATGAATATGTTAGAATGTGTAAGAGAGTTGCATATCATGCTGGATATGTAATTGAAGGTTATCAAGACATTGGATTTGCTGAGATTCAGCGTTGGTTTAATGTTTATACTTTTGATGATCCATTTTTCTTCCAAACAAGTGGATATCATGGAACTGTCAATCCATTGACAAGTTATCCCACCGAAGAATGTTTTAACTTTAATAAAAACTATTTTTTACCTGAGAGAGTTGTATGACTAAATCACTAGTTACTGGTGGTGCTGGATTTATTGGTTCTAATCTTGTAGACCGCCTTCTTGAAATGGGTCATGAAGTTGTGGTGATTGATAATGAGTATTCTGATGCTCATGATCATTTCTATTGGAACGATAAAGCACAAAATTATAAGTATGATATTCGTGACTATGTAAACACACGCCCACTTTATGATGGGGTAGACTATGTGTTTCATATTGCAGCAGAAGCACGTATTCAACCAGCTATCGAAAATCCTATTGAAGCAGTAAGTATTAATTCTGTTGGAACAGTTACTGTTCTTCAATGTGCTCGTGAGGCTGGTGTAAAACGAGTAATGTATTCTTCTACTTCTTCTGGATATGGAATGAATCAGACTCCTAATGTGGAAACTCAACCTGATGATTGTTTAAATCCTTACTCAGTTTCAAAAGTTAATGGAGAAAAACTGTGTAAGATGTACACAAATCTCTATGGACTTCAAACTGTTTGCTTCCGATATTTCAATGTATATGGAGAACGTCAACCTCTTCGTGGACAGTATGCTCCCGTAATTGGAATTTTCCTTCGTCAACGTTCTGCGGGAGAACCCTTAACAATTGTTGGTGATGGAAATCAACGCCGTGATTTTACATATGTTGGGGATGTTGTAAAAGCAAATATTATGGCGGCAATTTCTAATCCAGATCCAGAAGCATTTGGGCAGGTTTATAATGTTGGAACTGGAAATAATTATTCTATCAACCAGATTGCTAGAATGTTTGATCATGAGACTGTAAATATTGCTCCTCGTCCAGGTGAGGCACGTATAAGTCTTGCTAATAATCAAAAACTCCGTAAGACTTTTGGTTGGGAACCCACAATGAAACTTGAAGATTGGCTTTCCGCACAACTATGATTCACATTTTCACTTCGGTTGTTAATCGTCCTGATTTTGTAACTTTGCAAAATCAACTTTTTAAAAAGTTTTTAAAGGATGACTATAAATTTCATATTGTTGATGATTCTATTGAATCAACCATAACAGAACAATTTAAATCAATTTGTTCTGAGAATGGGTTTTCTTATTATAAAAAACCAGAAAGAACAGTATCATTAAATCCTGCACAAGCTTGTGCCGATACTGTTCAATGGACCTATGATACTATTATTAAAGCCAATCACCAAAATGACATCGTGTTCTTTTGTGATTCTGATTTATTCTTAATTGATAATTTTAGCATAACTGAATATATGGAAGATGCCATAATTTCAGGTTTGCCACAATATAGAGGATCTATCACTTATATGTGGAATGGTATTATGTTCTTTAATATGCCAAAGATGGAAGATCTTGATATTGATTTTTCCGATGGTGTGGTAAATGGAGAACTTACTGATGTTGGTGGAAACACTTATTATTATTTCAAAAAGAATAATTTTTGGATGAAAGAAACCGATGTTCAATATCCAACCAATTATAATGAAATTGATTTGCAAAACGAAGAGGTAACCAAGGGATATAATTTTGAGTTACATTTGGATGGTAAGTTTCTTCATTATCGTGCTGCTACTAATTGGCATTCTAATTGGAGAGGGTCTGAAGATCCTCTTACCAATAAAACAAAAGTCTTCAATCAAATTATTGAAAGTATTCTTTCCGAATGATGGATAAAAATAAATCGGTACATAAACTCAAAGGTCTTCCCCCCATTTACTACATCAATCTGGGTGAAAAACCAGAGAGAGCACAGTTTATGGAAGATCAGTTTAAATACTGGGAAGTTGAAAATTATACTCGTATCTCTGCCTATGATGGTCGGGGAGATAGAGATCTTGGAGATATTCTTAAAGGTCGTTATCCTGATATGATGTCTTCTGGTGAAGTTGGATGTGTAACTTCACATCTCAAAGCAATGAAGCATTGGTTGGAAACTTCTGATTCCCCTTGTGCTTTAATGATGGAGGATGATTGTGACATAAGCACTGTCACTCATTGGGGATTTTCTTGGAAAGATTTCTATGCAAAAATTCCTTATGATTATGATGTGATACAACTTGCTATTATTAATCCTGCACAGGTTCACGTCCAGTTGCATCGTCGTTTTGTAAATGACTTTTCAACTGCTTGTTATATGATCACTCGCCATCACGCACAGAAACTTATCAATCTTCATTGTCGTGGTGATAAGTATAAACTTGATCAGGGTGTTAAACCAAGAGCAGTTGCTGATGACTTGATTTATAACTCTGGTAATACTTTTTCTATTCCTTTGTTCTTGTATAAGATTGATCTAGGATCTGACATTCACGATATTCATATTGATGTTTTCCATCGTAGTAGTCACGATGGATTGTGGCAGTTTTGGAGAAATCAATCTGCTGATGTGTCTGATTGGAATCCGTTCTTTGACTATGATCCATATCTTGGTAGACTTCCTCCTGGTTGGGAAGGAAAATAGTAAGCATTTATACTTATTTTGTTAGGACATCCGAACAAAGAGGGGCTTGACCCCTCTTTATTTTTGCTATATAATCTTGTAACAGTTCTTTACAATACTACAATGACTGTAACGACTAATGATCGAGGACAAATGAATATGTGGGCAATTGAACCACCTGTTTATATTTCTGATGAAGATGCAAAGAAGTATGGAATGAAGAGTTATGCTGAACGAGCCGAATCTGCTAATGGTCGCTGGGCTATGCTTGGGATCGTGGCTGGTTTTATCTCTTATGCCCTGACAGGCCATCTGTTTTTTGGTGTAATCTGAGACTTGACAATGACTTCACTTTTGTTTACAATAACATCCGTTGCCTTCTTTGTTTTGTTGGCACATTCAATAAATCAACTTTCAGAAACTTACTAATTTATGGCATACAATGTTACTCTCCGTTCTTCCGATGGTTCTGAAACAACTATCCAATGTGAAGAGGATACCTATATTCTTGATGCAGCAGAAGAAGCAGGTGTTGATCTCCCATACTCCTGCCGTGCTGGCGCTTGTTCCTCTTGTGCTGGTAAGGTAGTTGAAGGAACAGTAGATAACGAAGATCAAACATTCCTTGATGATGATCAAATTGCAGAGGGATTTGTTCTTACTTGTACAGCATATCCCAAGTCGGATTGTGTGATTTTGACTGAGCAAGAGGAAAATCTGTGACTGCTGGAATGCTTGGGCAGTTTGCAATTGCCCTTGAAAAATTGGGATGGGACGCCAATGATGAACTCTCTGTTGAAATCGGTGGCGTAGCAGTAACTGGAACTGCGACTCACCCAGACGCAAATGCAAAGTGGGCGAAGCCATTTGGAACCGTATCTTATCAGAACGACGCTTTTATTGTTATCAAGAATAAAACTAGAAGTCCTATGGTCTTCTCCCAACCTAATCCAGAACTTAAACAACAACATCCATACAAAGGAGAAAAACAATGAACGAAAGAGCAGAACGTATTAATGGTTGGGCAGCGATGATTGGTGTCGTTGCTGCAATGGGTTCGTATGCATTTACGGGCCAAATTATTCCTGGTATTTGGTGAAATGGAGGTTAAAATGCGTAGTGAAGGTTATACTATTCCCGAAGTCCAATTTCAATTTCGTGAAAATGGAGAATTTGTAACTCGTACATCTTCGGAACTCTTCAATGGAAAGCGTGTGGTCATTTTTAGTCTGCCTGGTGCTTTCACTCCTACTTGCAGTGCCTATCAGCTTCCTGGATTCGAAGAGAAATATGACGACTTTATTGGTCTTGGCATCGACGATATTTACTGCATCTCTGTTAATGATGGGTTTGTGATGAATGCCTGGGCACAAGACCAGAATATCAAGAACGTCACTCTTATCCCTGACGGCAATGCTTACTTCACACGTTCTATGGGTATGCTCGTCAATAAGTCTAACCTTGGTTTCGGTGATCGCTCTTGGCGTTATGCTGCTGTCGTGGATAACGGAATCATCGAGAAACTATTCGTTGAAGTGGGGCAACGGGACAACGCTGACACCGACCCTTATGAGCAGACTACTCCAGAAAATGTTCTAGAATATGTTTCGGCAAATGTAAAAGTGGGTGCTACTGTTTGATATAACACTTAATACTACTCAACTCTGTTGCTAAATAGGCAGCAGAGTTTTTTTGTATATGCCACGCGGACACTTGACCAAAGATATTATTAAGTGTGAAGTACTTAAATTAAAAAAAGATTTAGATAATGAGTGGATGAATAAATCTGGATATGATCCAAAGTGGTTAGCGCATCATTATTTGAACAAAGTATTGGACAAGATTGATGAGTATAGGGTATAATAAATATTATAAGAGCAAAATTGATATTAGTTAATGGGCATTTTTAAGAAGACTGTAAAGTATTCTAAGGCTTCTAAGGATCTAGATAGTAAAATAAAAAGTCTTGATGAAGGTCTGAAGAAAACAGGTGTCATTCCCGAGCAGAATGATGCTAAGACTTTTTGTGTTGAAGAAAAGAAAGAGGAAAATATTCCTAAAATTATTGATGAAATTGAAGTAGTAAAGGAGGAAGAAAAGTTATATAATTGGAGAGAGACTCTTCTAGAAGAAAATATTGAAGAAGAAATTTTAGAAGATAATTATGAAACTCCAAGTTTAACTAGAGTTGAAAATTATATTTCAGAGAGTAATAAAGATTTAATTTTAATTAGAGATCAGATATTCAAAGAAATATCAGAACAAACTTTATTAGATCTTCCTGAAATTAAAAATAAAATTTCCAAAGTTTTAGAAATATATGAACAACTTCAAGAAGGTTTATTGAATGAACCTCCTGAGACAAAGAATGAAGATCCTCTTACACCACTCAATCAAAACTTTGTAACTACCGAAGATTTAAATAAGCACTACACATTATTCATTAATCGTGTTCAAGAACAACTTTCAACAATTGGTGGTGGTGGAGAAACTAGATTAAAATATCTTGATGATATTGTAGGTATTGCCACAAATGCGAGTCTTTATGATGGTAAGTTTTTAAAATATGACCACACTATTGGTAAGTTTGTTTTTGAAGCAGCTTCTGGAAGTGGTGGTAGTGGAGAATATGCTAATATTGCTGGTATAGCAACTTATGCTTCCACTGCTGGGGTTTCAACATATTCTTCAATTTCTGGAGTATCTACTTATGCTTCAACAGCAGGAATAAGCACTTATGCATCTTTAAGTGGTATTGCTACTTATGCTTTAACTTCTGGTATCTCCACATATGCACAAACAGCAGGAATAGCAACATCGGCAGGAACAGCAACGACTGCAACAAATCTTTCTGATGCCGCCAATATTCTTACTGGCATCATTAATAAGGACAGAATCTCAACAACGAATGCATTAACTGTTCTTGGTGACTTATATGTAAGCAATAATATTTCTTTTGGTGGCACAGTAACTCAACTGAATACTGAACAACTTAATATTGTTGATGCTGATATTGTATTAGGTATTGGTACAACTTTTAGTCCATCGGATAATACTGCAAATCACGGTGGTATTGCGATTGCATCAACAGAAGGATCTCCACTTGTAGATCTAAATATTGTTCCTGGTGAAACCAATCCAACCACATATAAGAAAATGATGTGGTTTAAGGGTGATACAATTGGTGCTGGTATTACCGATGCTTGGTTGTTTAACTATGCTGTTGGTATTGGATCTACACAAGTTCCTAACGGAGTTCGCCTGGCAGTTGGTAATATTAGACTTACTGATAATACTGTAACTGCAACAACATTTAGTGGATCTTTAAGTGGAAATGCAACAAGTGCCACAACTTCAACTTATGCTTCCACTGCTGGTTTAAGTACCTATGCGTCTACTGCTGGTATTGCTACTGTTGCACAAGGACTGACAGGAACTCCCAATATTAATGTTGGAATCTTTACTTCTACAATTTCTATTCCTACACAGTTAAGAACAAGATCTGTTGCAGAAAAGACTACACTTGTCAGTGGAAATACTGTTGGACTTGCTTTTAGCACTGGTGGTGGAAACGTTGCCATTTGTACTAACCCATCGGCAGATATCACTCTTAATGTAACTGAGATTCCAACAGATAGTTCTTTTGATAATCACAGCATTTCATTCTCTGTAATTGTAACTCAAACAGGAACTGCCAGAAGTTGTACTGCAGTAAACTTAAATGGAGTTTCTAGAACTATTCGTTGGTCTGGGGGATCTCTTGCAAATGCAGTTTCAGGAATCTCAACAAATAACGGATTTGATATTTTTACATTCACAGGAATTAATACAGTAGGTTCTGCAAGTACTACAGCAAATTACGTTGTTTTGGGAAGTTTGAATGGGGGATTTAATTAATGTCTTTTATTTCCAGAGTTAGCACTGGTCGTCAAGGACGTTCACAACAAACTAAAAGAAGAACTCCTGTAACGCCACCAGTTTTTTCAGAAACTGGTTGGAACATTCTGATGATGTACACTGGAAAGAAAATAGCAAGTACAACTTGGACTGCTACTGGTACACCATCTGTTAATACTTTAAGAACTAGTATGGGTTCTCCTGGCACGTCAACGTTTATGACGATGACTGCTGTTTCAACAGGCGCGAATGGAAGAACTGCTCTGGGTCAAGGTCAAGGTTTATATAATGCTTTCTTTACTCAAACTGGTATCACAAAAATTGCTTTGGTTGATGGAAGTGGAAGTAGTCTAGACCCAACTTCTCATACAAACTATCTCGTTTATGATTTGGTAGAAAGTACAGGAAGTGAATCTATTGATGCGATTTTAAAAAGACTGGATATTTACCAGAGAGACGCAGCACAGTTTCAGGCAAATGATAGTGTCTGGCCAAACGCAAGTGTTTTAAACCATACTGCTGGAACAAATGGATATTCTGGTTTACTATCCGCAAGTGGTGGAACAGCATTTAAAGCATTTTCAAGAGCTGGCGCCGATCAAGGCATTCCAGGTCGTTTCTGTGTAATGGGAATCAATAGAGACTCTGATAATGACATTCAGGCATTATGTGCTTTCAGTGGGAACTTACAGTCTGGAAAAGGTGATGCTTGGAGAGGTCAAAACCCAGAACAAACTTTTTGGAGTTACTGGGGAGATGACTTCCATACAGACAGTCGCTTGCGTAGAATCGGAAACCAGTTACAGTCTGCTCCTGGCGTTGCGACACAGTGTATTCATACTGGGGACGTATATTTGCTTGCTTATACCCCTTGACACCAGAAGCAGATGGTGCTATGATAAATAGGTAAACAAATGTTACGGAATTCTCATAATTCTTAACATTGCTCACACCCGCTAACCGAGACCTATGGGTGTATAAATTACGTCTCTCATACCCAGTCTGAGGGTGACTGGGGAATAGTATCACCACCATTTCCCTGATGGTCTTACTACTCTTTTAAACAAATGACTGCTTCAATTGCTTCACGTCAACAACAATCGAATACTTGGGAACAGTTCTGCAACTGGGTTACTTCAACCGATAATCGTCTTTATGTCGGTTGGTTCGGAGTTCTGATGATTCCTTGCCTGCTTGCTGCTACGACTTGTTTCATCATCGCATTCATCGGTGCTCCCCCTGTGGACATTGATGGTATCCGTGAACCCGTTGCTGGTTCACTCATGTACGGAAACAACATCATCTCTGGTGCTGTGATTCCTTCGTCCAATGCTATTGGACTGCACTTTTACCCCATCTGGGAAGCTGCTTCCCTAGATGAGTGGCTTTACAACGGTGGGCCTTTCCAACTGGTTGTGTTCCACTTCCTGATTGGTATCTACGCCTATATGGGTCGTGAGTGGGAACTTTCTTATCGTCTGGGTATGCGTCCTTGGATCTGTGTTGCTTACAGCGCACCCGTTGCTGCTGCTAGCGCAGTGTTTCTGGTCTATCCCTTCGGTCAAGGTTCTTTCTCTGATGCGATGCCCCTGGGTATCTCTGGTACTTTCAACTACATGCTTGTGTTCCAGGCAGAGCACAACATCCTGATGCACCCCTTCCACATGCTTGGAGTTGCTGGTGTCTTCGGTGGTTCTCTGTTCAGTGCAATGCACGGTTCGCTGGTAACTTCTTCTCTGGTTCGTGAAACCACTGAGAACGAGTCACAGAACTATGGTTACAAGTTCGGTCAAGAAGAAGAGACTTATAACATCGTTGCTGCTCACGGTTATTTCGGACGCCTTATTTTCCAATATGCTTCCTTCAATAACTCCCGTTCGCTGCACTTCTTCCTTGCTGCCTGGCCCGTGGTTGGCATCTGGTTCACCGCTCTTGGTGTTTCCACGATGGCTTTTAACCTTAACGGTTTTAATTTCAATCAGTCCATCATTGACTCTCAGGGTCGTGTATTGAACACCTGGGCTGATGTTCTTAACCGTGCTGGACTGGGCATGGAAGTGATGCATGAACGTAATGCTCACAATTTCCCATTGGATCTTGCTGCTGCCGAAAGCACACCTGTTGCTCTCACTGCTCCTGCCATTGGTTGATAAAATAAAAACAGAATAATATCAAAAGGGGACTTGCAAAAGTCCCTTTTTTACTATATAATAATGAATGAGAATAAAGCACGAGTAAAATGGCAAGAGCAATTCAGGTAGAAGGAATTAAGTATTGTAAGAGTTGTGATACTACTAAACCAATTGATGATTTTTATTTGAGAAATAAAACCAGTATGGTTAGACATTCAACTTGTAAAGAATGCGATAGAAAAAGAGTTAAAGAAAATCACGATCCCATTAAGTATCGGGAACAACACCTTAAAAGAACGTATGGCATTACTCAAAAAGATTATGAATTAATGCTTGCAGAACAAAATAACCAGTGTGCTATTTGTAATACCACAGAACCTGGTGGAAGGCACAATACTGATTATTTTGTTGTAGATCATTGCCATACAACTGGTAAGAATAGAAAACTTCTTTGCCATAATTGCAACACAGCAATGGGACTTCTTGGAGATAATGTGAGTGTGATTGAAAGTATGATTAAGTATTTGGAGGAGCATAAGCACTAATACTCATTGACCCCTTTGTTAACTTATGTTAAGATAAATATGAGAAATCACTAGGGAGGCTATGACTTCTTCAACACTTTCACGACCTATTCAACAAAGGGGGTGGTTCGATGTCCTGGATGACTGGCTTAAACGAGATCGCTTTGTATTTGTGGGTTGGTCTGGACTATTACTTTTTCCCACTGCTTATCTTGCCCTTGGTGGCTGGCTTACTGGCACAACGTTTGTTACAAGCTGGTACACCCACGGGTTGGCGTCTAGTTACCTTGAAGGCGCTAATTTTCTTACGGCAGCTGTGTCAACGCCTGCAGATTCTATGGGTCATTCTCTTCTTCTACTTTGGGGTCCTGAGTCTCAGGGGGATTTCGTCAGGTGGTGCCAACTTGGGGGACTCTGGACTTTTGTGGCGCTTCACGGAGCCTTCGCTCTTATAGGTTTCATGTTGCGTCAGTTTGAGATTGCTAGATTGGTCGGTATCCGTCCTTACAACGCAATCGCATTCTCTGGTCCTATTGCTGTATTCGTTTCAGTCTTTCTAATGTATCCTTTGGGACAATCCAGTTGGTTCTTTGCACCTTCATTTGGTGTTGCAGCAATCTTCCGCTTCCTTCTGTTCCTACAAGGATTCCACAACTGGACCCTCAACCCCTTCCACATGATGGGAGTTGCTGGTATACTGGGTGGAGCACTACTCTGTGCGATTCACGGAGCAACAGTAGAAAACACTCTATTTGAAGATAGTGATCAAGCAAACACTTTCAAAGCATTTGAACCTACACAGGAAGAAGAAACGTATTCAATGGTTACTGCAAACAGATTCTGGTCACAGATATTTGGTATTGCTTTTAGTAACAAGCGTTGGTTGCATTTCTTCATGCTATTTGTTCCTGTCATGGGTCTTTGGACTTCCAGTATTGGTATCATTGGTCTTGCCCTTAATCTTCGTGCTTACGACTTTGTAAGTCAGGAGATTCGTGCCGCTGAGGATCCTGAGTTTGAAACCTTCTATACAAAGAACATTCTTCTGAATGAAGGTCTTCGTGCTTGGATGGCACCAGTAGATCAACCTCATGAGCAGTTTGTATTTCCAGAGGAAGTTCTTCCGAGAGGCAACGCACTCTAAAATAAATAAGGGAGTTCCAAAGAACTCCTTTTTTTATGGCATTTCTTTTAATGCTTTTTCTATTCCAACTATTTGGATTCTTTATGTTCTTTATGTCTCTATTATGATTACTTCTGAAACCCCATACAAATTTGCAGAGATCATTCGTGATACTTGGCCAGGTCTTTACAGAAAACCAGAACCATCTTATAATGAAAAAAAGAAATCAGAAAATGAAAAAGTATAACGAAGAATATTTTTCAGTCATTGAGACCAAGACTGGAAGGAAGATTGTTGATTGTGGCGATGAACAAGATGCACTGGCAATGGTTGCATTTGATCCTCAGAATAGAACAATTACAAGAAATAAGTTTCTAATGGGTCCTGTTGTAGACATTGAGATTCCAAAAGCACTTCCAACTTCAAATGTTGTTGTTTCAAACGTAAAAGAAAATGGTTGTGCTCCCCGTCGTGAACAACTAGAAGATGTCGGTCCAATTCAACTTCCACAAGGTCAAGGAGAACCTGTGGTCGTATGAATCACCGAAAGCATAAACAAACAGAGAATCTTAAAAAGAAAAAGATGTATACCCCTGAGGGTTATTTGAAAGATCCTCCAGATGCAGAATGTCCTTACTGTGGTAAAAAGCAAAAAGCGTGCTCATATGTCAATAGTCTTGCACGCTCTTGGGCACGTGCTGCCTGCAAAAAGATAAATACAGATAAGTCGCAGTAACTTATGGGACCTCTACATTCTCCAAAAGAATACTTGTTTAACTTACACGTAACAAGTTCTGGGGAGGCAAAACGAATGTGGAGGCAAAACATAAAAGAAGAATGGGGAAATCAATGTGCTTATTGTGGGTCAGAAGAGAAACTCACAATTGATCACATTGTTCCTCAATCTAAAGGTGGAGCAGACTTTACAAAAAATGTAGTCTGCTGCTGCCACGATTGTAATCAGTCAAAGGGGCACGAGCACTGGAAGTTGTGGTATGTGCAACAAGACTTTTACGATGAAGAAAGATTCAACAAAATAGAAGAGTGGATGAAACCAGATCCTCCAACAAACTTGTTTGCTTATCGCCCTAGAAGGAATAACGCATCTTGAATAAATAAAAGAAAGCAGTATATACTGCTTCTTCTGGTAAATACCGAATGCGAATAGATGGCGACTCCATTTAGAATTAAACGATCTGCTGTACCAGGAAAGGTTCCTGCCGTAACAGATCTTCAACTAGGCGAATTAGCTCTTAACACGTTTGATGCAGATCTTTTTACGTTAAGATCACGTCCTGGCATTGGAACAGATGTCGTCAGAGTCGGTTCGGGTGTAAGCGTTACAAATATTTTATACGTCACAAAAGACGGAAAGGATACTAATACTGGACTGAAACTTGGAGATGCAAAGGCAACAATTAAAGCGGCAGTTGCCATCGCTTCAACAATACCAGGATCAGTTGTTAAAGTTTCTGCTGGAACTTATGTAGAAGATAATCCAATTAAACTTGGACCCCAGATCAGTGTGATTGGAGACAGTTTAAGAGAAGTTTCAGTTGTTCCAAATAATATAAATCAAGATTTATTCCACGTTGCACCAGGTAACTATGTTGCCGAAATGTCTTATACTGGATCATTGAATGCTGGCAAAGCAATCTTTGCGTTTGATCCAGATACGATTAGATATTTTTCACAATCACCATACATTCAAAACTGCACAAACTTCATTCCAAATAGTATTGGATTGAAGATTGATGGATCGAAGGCAATCGGACCATTAAAATCAATGGTTCTTGATTCATATACTCAATACAATCAAAGTGGTGTTGGTGCTTCAATCACTAATGAAGGTTATGCTCAGTTAGTTTCTCTGTTTACGATTTGTGATGATGTTGCAGTTTTTTGTGGATCTGGCGGTGCTTGCGATCTTACAAACTCTAACTCATCGTTTGGTAACTATGGACTCGTTGCTGATGGTGTAGGACCTCACAAATACACGGGTATTGTTTCTACTACTGCTGATGCTGGATCAGATACTTTTGTCTTATCTTTTAATTCTTCGTCTGTTGGTGTTCAGACAGCATCTTATGACAATGTAACTGGAATTTTAACAGTTACAACTTCTTCCAATCACAATTTTAGTGTTGGAATGGGAGTTACTATTTCTGGACTTGAATTTACTTGTCCATCTGGACCAGGTATTGTAACTTATCCAAGTGGTAATAATGGTTATATTTTTGAAATCAGTTCGGTAGGTGCCGCTAATAGTTTTACTACAAATGTTGGACCATCAACTTTATCGCATAGTTATCAAAGTGGTGGTACAGTTGCATTGAATATTATAAGACCTTTTGATGGTCAGGTAGTTTATTTTGAAGACTTATATTATACAGTTAATAAAATTAATATTACTAATCCTGGAAGTGGATACAATACTCCACCAACAATTACGATTGATGACCCAAGCACTGTAAGTGATTGGGGAGTTGGTGCTACTGCAGTTGCTGAAATGGTAGGAGGATCTGTTGCTAATATTGAAATGGTCTCAAATGGTAGAGGATACACATCAACTCCAACAGTCACATTCTCCTCTCCTGATGTGGGGATAAATATAGCAACAGGGGCAGCAGAACTACTTCCAACTTATTATTCAATCACTCGTTCAACACCAATATCATCGGGAATTTGTACGATTACACTTAATGAGAACGTTCCTTATGCCGTTGGAGTAGGCACAACAGTTCCGTTCTTTAAACAAAGTCGTGTTCTTGCCTCTGGTCATTCATTTGAGTATATTGGATCAGGAACAAATATTAATGGTGCTCTTCCAGCACAAGGTGGAGTACCTATTCAAGAGAATGAAACAGATTCAAGAAATGGAGGACTTGTTGTTTATACAAGCACAGATCAGGCAGGTAACTTCCGAATCGGTGATGGTGTTCAAATTAATCAGGTTACAGGAACTATTTCTGGTACATTTTATTCCAAGAGTTTGTTTGCCACAATGACACCATTTATTCTAGCATTAGGAGGAGATTAAAAAATGCCATTACCATTAAACGTATATCAAACAGTTACAAGAGTTGTTGATACCAATACAGTCGGAATTTATACTGCACCAGTAGGATATAGTGGAATTATTCTATTGGCACAGGCTGCAAATATTGGTAGTCAGACTCATACTGTTTCATTCTCACATAAGAGAACAGTTGCTGGTATTGCAGTGACTACTGAAATTGTAAAAGATTTGCCTATACCTGCAAATGATTCTACAAATCTTTTGTTTGGTAAATTAATTCTTGAAACAGGTGACTCTATTCAGATTAGTTCTGATAGTGCCACCAATGTAAAATTCATCGGAAGCATCCTAGAAACACTTAACTAATATCAGAAATGTCCCAACCATATAAGAGCGGTAGACAACAGAATCTCAATCTTGGTATTACCTCAGTTACCGAGAATCGCACAGTCTTACAGACAATCGGTAAGGTTGGGATTGGAACAACAAACGCACAAAACCACTCTTTGTTTGTTGTTGGGTCAACAAATATTGCTGGTGACATTAATGTAGGTGGAGCATCTACATTTGTTGGTGTTGGAACATTCAGAGATAGTCTATATGTTCAAAATCAACTTTATGTTGGTGGTGTAAGTATTACTGGTGGGGCTTCAATTGGTGAAGACATCACTACAAGAAATCTTTTAGCATCTGGTATATCAACATTCAATGGTTCAATTGATGCAAATGCTGGTCTTGATGTTGTCAATGGGACTACATTAGACAATTTAAATGTAACTGGTATTGCCACAATTCAAAACCTGAACGTTCAGAGTGGTTTTGATGTTTATGATACTCAGGCAGTATTCCATAGCAATGTTCGTATTGATGGAAATCTGAGTATTGGTGGAACTACAACAGTTATTAGTGCTCAAGACTTAAAGATCTTTGATAAAGAAATCACTCTTGGTATCACAACTGATGCTTTTGGTAATGATGTTTCAACTGATGTAACTGCAAACCATGGCGGTATTGCGATTGCCTCCACTGAAGGTTCTCCACTTGTAGATTTAACTCTTGCAGGATTTAGTAGTTTACCAACAACTTATAAGCAGTTGATGTGGGTTGCTGCAAACTCTTATGGGTTTGGAACAACTGATGCTTGGATGTTTAACTATGCAGTTGGTATCGGATCAACTCTGATTCCAAATGGAGTTCGTTTTGCAGTTAAGGAAATTCAGTTTACTGATAATGCAATCAGTGCTCCTAATCTGAATCTTTCAAATAATCTAAATGTTTCTGGTATTACCACTCTCGCTTCAAATGGTGGTATTACTACAACTGGTGGTGATCTCTATGTTGGTGGAGATCTTTATGTAAAGGATGATATTTTCTTTGATGAGTTTAATGCTCGTAATGCGGTCCTCTCTGGAAATCTAAGTGTTGCGGGTGTTTCCACATTCACTGGATTAATTGATTCGAATGGTGGTTTAGATGTAACAGGTCATACTGAACTTGATAATGTTAATATTTCTGGTGTTTCTACATTTGCTGGACTTATAGATGCAAATGGTGGAGCAACAATTGATAATATTAGAATCGGTATTGCAGATGATAATGAAATTGATACTTCTACTGGAAACTTAACACTTGACTCTGCTGGTGGAACAGTTACCATTGATGACCAATTAACTGTCACTGGCACTTCTAGATTTGAAAGTAGTGTATATCTTCTTGATAGTGTTAATCTTTATATTGGTAATGGTAATGATTTAAGACTTTATCACGATGGAGTTGATAGTTACATTATTGATCAGGGAACTGGAAACCTTAACATTTATGGTGATAATGATGTTTCTATTAAGAACACTGCTGGAACTGAATTTAAGGCAAGATTTATTACAAACGGAGCAGTAGAACTCTACTACGACAATTCTAAGAAATTTGAAACACTTGGAGTTGGCGCTACTGTAACTGGAACTACCTTTACAAATCAGTTAAGTGTCTCTGGTGTTTCTACATTCCAGAATGATGTAAAACTTGTTGATAATGCAGATTTATATTTCGGTGATGGAAATGATTTAAGAATTTTCCATAATGGTTTTGATAGTTTCATTCAAGATATTGGAACTGGAAATCTCTTTATTGATGCATCTAACACTTATTATAGAGCTGGCACACACTTTATCCAAAATTCTAGTTCATCAGAAAATCTTGCAGTTTTCACTTCAAATGGTTCAGTAGCACTTTATTATGATAATGTAAAAACATTTGAAACTTCTGGTATTGGTGCAACCGTCTATGGGACACTTAATACAACTCAACTGAATGCGACTGGAATTGTAACTGGATCTTCCTTCCGTCCAAGCACAGGATATTATCAGTCTGCAAACGGAACCAATGCATTCTATGTTTATGACGGAACTGGTAATGTAGCATTCCAAGGTACTATTGGTGTTGGTCAGATTAATAGTGGTCAGGGATATCAGGCAATTAACTTATCTTCTGACACTAAACCAACAGTAACCTTCATTGATAATGGTATCTTTAATGGTGTAGTCACTGCTCGTCAATTTGTTGGTGATATTAGTGCTGGTGTTGCAACTATTACCAACGCCAATATTACTAATCTTAGTGGTACGAACCTTAATTATACTGGTATTGGTACTATTGATGGAGTTACAATTTCAAGTGGTATTGTAACTTCTTCTCAACCAGGAGTAACCACAGTTAAGTATTATGGTGATGGTTCGAACCTGATTGGTGTTAATGCATTTAATGTTGTCAATCAAATTCTGAGTGCATCACCTGTTTATCCAACCTTTGCTAACAGTATTGGCGTTACTTCAATTGGTATTGCCGATACTGAGATGGGATTTATTCCTACGTCAGGAAATCTTGGTATTGGTTCAACAAATCCAACAGCAAAATTACAAGTTGTTGGTGATGTTTTAGTTTCTGGTGTTGCCACTGCAAGACAGTTTGTTGGTGATGTAAATGCTGGAATTGCAACAATTAACAAACTTGATGTAAATCAAATTTCACCTGATGGAATTGATTTTGGTGGTGCCCAATATATTCTAAGAGCAACTGGTACTGGCACTTGGGAATGGGCATCTATTCCTGGTATTTTCTCTGTTAATAATATCCTGAATGGATTTAATGTATATGATGAAGGTAGTGTAGTAGGAACTGCTGGAAGCATTACGACTCTTGATTTCAGAGGCAATAACATCATTGCTTCTGCTGATCCTGCTCCTAATGGTATTGCTACCGTTAGAGTTTCTGATACACCAACTTTTGATAGTCTAGTAGTCACTGGTATTACAACATTAGGAGTTACGACTTCTACTTCGTTATTTGGAACTCAGGCTAGTTTTACTGGGAATGTAACTTCACCACAATTTATTGGTACTGCATCGACAGCATCATTTGCAACAACTGCATTTACATTGAATGGTATTGTTGAAAGTAGTTTGAATGTTGCATATGCTAGAAATGCTGGCATTGCCACTTATGCTTCTCTGGCAGGTATATCGACTTATAGTGAAAGTGCAGGTTATGCAACTACTGCTGGTATTGCAACAGTTGCACAAAACCTGACAGGAAATCCAAGCATTACTGTAACGAATCTTACTGCATTAGGAAATGTAAGTATTGCAGGAACATTAACTTATGAAGATGTAACTAATGTTGATTCTATTGGAGTCATTACTGCTAGAAGTGATGTTAGAGTTGGTGGTAATCTATCAGTTGTTGGAATCACTACACTTGCTTCTGCTGGTGGGATCACAACAACTGGTGGTGATCTTTATGTTGGTAATGATTTATACTTTAACGGAAGTTTTTATCAGAATGGTCAGTTATTTACCTCTGGCATTGGTATTGGATCTACTTCTGTAAATCCTGGTTCTGGACTTATTAACCAAAGAATTGGTATTGGATTCACCGATATTAATATTGTTGGTACTGGCATTAGTGTTACTGGTTATGGCAGCACCGTTGTTATTGATTTTGGTAATATTGCTGCTGCAAGTGGTGGTGCTTTAAGTATTTCCACTGTCACAAGTCCACGTATTCAGGACGTTTCTTTTGTTGGTGGAGCATCAACTTCAATCATTGGTATTTCTACATTTACGGATCGTTTTGTTTATGATACTCAAACTGGAAGTGTTGGTATTGGAACTTCTGGATCTTCGATTCCATCATACAAACTGGATGTAAATGGAGATATAAATAGTTCAACATCAGTGAAGATTAAGGGTGTAGATGTACTTGAAGAAGCAGTCAGACTGGCAATTGCATTCGGATGATATAAATGGCTAATACTTTTAAACTTAAAACAAAAGCAAATGTAGGAGTTGCAACGGTTGCTGTCTATACCGTTCCCGCAGCAACTACAACCACTGTGATTGGTATCACTCTTGCCAATATTTCTGGTTCTGGTATCAATGTTGGTGTTGGTGTGAGTAGAGTTGGTGCAGATAGTATCAAACTTTTGAAAAATGCACCTGTTCCTCAGGGATCAACTTTGGAATTTATGCAAGGAAATAAGATTATATTAGAAGCAACTGATACGCTCACAGTACAAAGTGATACAAATAGTAGTTTAGATGTAAGTGTCAATATCTTGGAGATGACATAAAATGCCACTTACCAGGGTACAATCTGGAATAATTACAAGTACATTAAATTTTGCTGCTACAAGTCTGAATGCGACAGGAATTGGTACTATTGGTATTGCTTCTGCCACAAGTATTAATGCGACAGGTGTTGTAACGGCATCCTCATTTGTTGGTAATGTATCTGCTACAAGTATTAATGCAACAGGCGTTGTAACGGCATCCTCATTTGTTGGTGATGGATCTCAACTTACGGGTGTAAGTGGATTTGCAACAGCACTTTCTCCAATTCAATCATCACCACTTTTTCAAGTTTTTAAAACTTCAAAAGAACTTAGAATTGGTGCAGGAACTTCTGTGAGTATTGAAGTTGGATCTGATGAAGGTAATGTTGCATTCACCAGAGCGGGTGATATTGTTGTTGCCTCTGGTGCGACTTTTAGAATCGCGTCGGGAACTACTTTACAAACTAATGTTCTTGGACTCTTTTAGGTAGAACTATGGCACTTTCAAGAATTACAAAAGTTGGTGGTAACTCTCTTGAAGATCCGTTGAACTTTGCAGGCGGTATTCAAGGAACCGAAGCGACTTTTAGTGGTATTGTTACCGCTGCATCATTTGTTGGTTCTGGTGCAGGACTGACTGGAATCACGGGAGGTGCTTCACAGGTTTATGACAGCACCGTATTTGCTTATCAGAATGTTGTAGAATCTAATATTACTGTTGCGCTACCTTATAAGACAGCAACGATTTATACTGATCCAGATGTGACTGTTGATATTGAGTCTGGTGTCCAGTTAAGTATTGATAATGGTTGTGTTCTGAATATTATAGACATATGACACTTCCGATTTATTTTACTGATAATACTTATAGAACCGTACAAAAGAATGTGGTAGAAACTAATATCACATTAGAATTGCCTTATAAGACTGGTTTTATTCAGGCAGACTCTGAAAATAATACCGTTGACATTGAACCTGGTATTGAGTTAAGTATTAATGATGGTTGTATTTTAATCATAACAGAAAACTAATCTAAATAACTAAAAAGTAAGTTCAAGATGTCAACATTAAGAGTAGACAATATTAAATCAAGAACTGGAAGTACAGTTACGATTCCAGAATCTAATACTCTTGCAGTGACTGGTATTGCTTCTATTTCTGGAAATACTAATGTTTCTGGATCTTTGAATGTTACTGGTGCTCTGAATGTAACTGGAAGTGGAACTGTTAATACCAGTGGTATTATGACCTGTGGTGGTCTTACTGTTAATGGCAATATGACAGTAGATGGGACCACTACCACTATTAGTTCTGTAAATCTGGTTGTAGAAGATAAGAATATTGGTATTGGAACTACTACTTCACCATCAAATACCACAGCAGATGGTGGTGGTATTACAATCTTTGGTGGTTCTGATGGAGATAAGACTTTAACTTGGAATAGCAACTCTGATGCATTTGCTTTCAGCAATGGTGTTGACATTAGAGGTGCTGTTGAAACTGTAAGCACGGCATCAACTTATGCAATCAGTGGATCAACAAATGTTATCTTAGAGTGTGATGCTCATAACGGAACGGTATTTACTCATAGTCTTGCAAATGGGCAGGTTGGTATTGTTTCACTCAGAGACTTCGCAGTTACAAAGAACTCTCTGACGACTTATACTATTATCTTTACTCAAAATGCAACTGGAACTGGAAACACGACAGGATCCACTGGTATTGGAACAAATATTTTCTTAAAACCTTATAATGTTGCTGGATTCTCAACTTCGGCAAGAGTTTCTAGTGGAAGCACTGTAACTATTTCATCAACTGCAAATGATGTTGATATTGTCAGTCTTGCAGTTCATTATAATGGTGGGTCAACAGGAACTGTTGGAAACTATATTGTATATGCTACTGACAATGGCAACTTCAGATACGGTGGTGTAAGACCATAATAGGAGGACTGGATCATGTTTGAATGGCATAAGAAAGAAAAACCAGTCTTTACTGGTATTGCAAGAGGTGTTGGTGGATTTGGGTTTGGTGGAGCTGCTGCTGCAGTAGGTATTTCTGCTCCTTCTGTATTTTCTGCGTCAGGTGGAACAAATACTATAGCAGGGATAACTCCGGGAAATGGTTATAGATATCATGTTTTTCTTTCACCAGGAAATTTTGTTGTAGATGGAGGATCTAAAAATATTGATGTTTTAATTGTTGCTGGTGGTGGTGGTGCTGCTAATCCACTTGCTGCTGGTGGTGGTGCAGGAGGTATTGTTAGGCATAGTTCATATGTAGTGACAGCAGGAACATATCCTATTGGAGTAGGAAATTCTGGACAGGGTGCTGCTCAAACTACTCCTGCTGGTGGTCCAACAGGAAGAAAGGGATCACCTTCTACTGCTTTTGGAATGGTTGCAGATGGTGGAGGTGGTGGTGGTCCGTATGATGGTGTCGTGCCAAATATGCCGGAACATTCTGGTGGATCTGGTGGTGGAGGCAGAACATATACCGGAGAACCAACATACACCCCAGGATTTATAGGAGGAACAGGAACACAACCAACGCTCAATGTTCCATTTACACCAAGTCCATTCTTTTCTCAATACGGAAATCCTGGTGGTACCGGTGGATCTGATCCAAAAGGTGCTGGTGGCGGTGGTGCTGGATCTGCTGGCAGTCCAGCTGCTGGGCAATCTGGGAATGGACCTGGTGGAGCAGGACAACCATTTCCAGCATTTGCTGCTCCATTAATTTCTCCAGAAATTCCTGTTCCTGTGCAACCACTTTGGATTCCTGCTGTTGGGCCAACTGGTCTGTATGGCGGTGGTGGTGGTGGAGGAGGAAGAAACGAGACCGACCCAAATGGAGGTATTGGAGGACCTGGAGGCGGTGGAAATGGATCTCCTTCTCCTGTAAATATAAATGGATGTGGAACACCTGGAATTAAATATACCGGAGGAGGTGGAGGATCTGGATCTTATACTGGTTGTGGAAATGTGCCAGCAGCATCAGGTGGAGATGGTATAGTTATTATTAGATATCAAATTTGACACTTTCCATAATCTCATATATAATGAAAATGAATACATTATTCAAATATGGCATTTCAATCAATTTGGTATTTTTCTGATCTACCAGAAGATGTAGTAGATCTCATCGAACGAGACCTTTCAGAAAAGTTCGAAGAGCAAATGGCAGACTCCCGACTTCATGGAGATGCCCTAAACAAAGATAAACGAAACTCACAAAACGCTTGGATTCCAACCACACATTGGGTTGGTGGATTTGTATGGCACTATATTGAACGCGCAAACCGCGAGAACTTCCTCTATGACCTTCGTTGTATTGATGGTGAATCAATGCAGTTTACGAAGTATAGTGAAGGGCAATTCTATGGTTGGCATAATGACGCAGGACTTGCAACTCAATACAAACCAGTAAGCGTCGGTAATCGTCAAGATGGACTGGCACAAGATTTCTTGAATGAGAATATTGAACTTGTGCGTAAACTTTCATTTGTGGTTCAACTGTCAGACCCCGATGATTATGAAGGTGGAAACTTGCAACTGCTTGATGAGTCAGGTAATAGTTATATTGCTCCTCGTAAGCGTGGCACTGTCATTCTATTTGATTCTCGCACACAACATAGAGTTCTAAAAGTTACAAAAGGAACCCGTAAATCCCTTGTTGGATGGACGGTTGGACCCCGCTGGAAGTGAGGTAAATTATGGCAGAACAAATGAGCGAACTAGATCTAATGATGCAGGAACGTAGAAATACGGGAACTGCTTGGACTCGTAATGAGTCTTTTGAGAAGAATGGATATTTAGTGATTAAAAATTTATGGGATCAAGAAGAACTTTATCACCCCGTACCAGAAGAGCGTGGACAGATGAACTGGTGGGGTAAAAAGATGGACCAGTTTACCTATACACCAGTAGAGCAACAGGTTGAAGGTTCACTTGCACGTTATTGGCATCCACAATACCGTCAGATTCACTGTGGTGTTCGTATGAAACTTGAAGAAGCACTGGGTCGAAAACTTTATAATACTTATTATTATGATAGATACTACTTCCCAGGGCAGGAACTTACCCGTCACGCAGACCGTGATGCTTGTGAGATTTCTGTGACGGTTCATATCAGTACCAACCTGGAAGGAAAGGATGCTGATTGGCCCATCTGGATCAAAACTCCTGATACTTATGCAGATAAGAAGAGGACACAAGTATTAGTTCCTGGTGAAAATCGTTCTGTAATTCTCAAAGCAGGTGATGGGATGGTTTATAAAGGTTGTGAACGCCCACATTGGAGAGACCCAATGCCTGGTGCAAAGAAGAGTAAGAAACTGTTTGGTAAGAGTGCTGACCTTTATTATCATCAAATCTTCTTCCATTATGTCCTACAAGATGGACAACGTGCTCACTGTGCTTGGGATAGGGCACGATGAATTTTAAAAGGTTTGTAAGTGCTTCACCTCAAACCCCCTATGCTCCAACTTGGGATTTTAGAGTTGGAACTTCTTTATGTGAAAATATTGATACTAACTCTCTTTCCCAGTTCTTATTAAGTAAAGAAAAAGAAGTAAAAAAACTACCAATATCTACCAGTTATATTGGTAAAAATGTTGATGGATACACTGGATTAGGAAAAAATAGTACAACATCTAAATTTCAATATTATAATATTCTTACTTGGAATCATCCTGAAATAAAAAAATTAAAACAACAAATTGTTAAAAATTTAATAATTTATAATAATGAGTGTGGAAATCAAACTCCAAATGAGTTATGGGTTCAATGTTGGTATAATGTATTGAGATTTGGTCAAAAAATTAAACCGCATTCGCATTCAACCAGCAGTGTTTCCTATTTAAGTGGTCACTTTAATCTTCAAGTAGAAAATACTTCAACTGTTTATATGTCACCAATCAATCAAATAAATGATCCAGAAATCATTGAGATTAAAAATAAAAATGGAGATATGACTTTGTTTCCATCATATATTTTTCATTATACAACCCCACACTATTCACTTAAACCAAGAATAACAATCGCATTTGATATTTGTCCATATAACCATGCACTATATAATAATGCTATACGATTATGAAAACTCAACTTTTTGAATACCCTTCTTATCAGTATCAGATTGATGATTGGGATTTTAAAAAGAAGGGACTTCTCAATCGTATCAACTCTCAAAAGTTTGTAAGAACTACACTGCAAACTTTTGAGACTGATCGTCAAACAAATCGCAAAAATTATATTCATTACTTCCAAGACCTCATCAAACCTCAACTGTTTGAATTCTGTCAGGAAGCACAAGTCACTTGTAGTATGACTGATGCCTGGTCTGTGAGATATAAACAAGGAGACCACCAGACGATTCACAACCATCGCAGTTGGGGATTCTCTGGTGTTCTTTATGTTGAGTTTGATTCAAAGCATCATACTCCTACTTGTTTTGTTGCTCCCTGGCAAGACCCAAGAACTGATACAACAACTCTGGCATATCCTCAAGATGTCAAAGAGGGAACATTAGTCATCGTTCCTTCTTATACATTACACTTTGTTCATCCTAATCAATCAAGAAAGCAGAGAACAATTATTGCTTTTGATTTACTTCCTAAACTTCCAGATCATCAAGCAATAAATACTTAAAAAAGTATTTAAAATGTCTTACTTTATTAAGAAAGTACAAACTATTCAAAGACAAACTAAATCAATTTATTATCAGGGAAATTATAATTGGTCAACTAATTTTGATGATCGTAAATTATACGCTTCTCAGGAAGAAGCAACCACTGAACTTTATGCGTTTGGTGGTTTTGTTGTAAATAATGATGGATATAATCCAAACGCGATAGACGGTGATGGTGATGGAATTGTTCAGGAAGGAACTGAGTTTGAAAGACCAACAGGTACTTGATAAGCATAAATAACTGAAAAGTATAACTCAAAATGTCTGAAATAAGAGTTAATAATATTAAAAATGAGGCAGGAACTGGTGCTCCTACATTTCCAAATGGAGCAACAGTTCTTGGTACATTAACATCATCACAAGATGTTCAGGTTGGTGGTGCTCTGACTGTAACTGGTAATCTAACAGTTAATGGTACTCAGACAATTATTAATACAACTAATTTAGAAATAACAGATCCTCTTGTTGGTATTGGATCTGGAAATACCACAGATGCACAAGCAGATGGTGATGGTATTCGGATTTATGGAACAACCAATAAGACTTTTACATATAACGATACTAAGAAATCTTTTGAAGCAAATATTCCAATCGCTCCAAATGAAAGTAGATTTATTACTGGTGCGGAAAAGACTGCATTGATTTCGGGAAATACTGCAACATTAACATATAATTCTTCAAGTGCTAACGTTGCAATCTGCACAAATGCAACTGGCAATATTACGTTAAATGTTGTTGGTATTCCGACATCCAGTGATTTTGATAATCACGCTGTAACCTTTACTGTGATTGCAACTTCAACGAGTGGTATTGCAAGAACTTGTACTGCTGTTAATATGAATGGAGTTTCTAAGACAATTAAGTGGGCAGGTGGTTCTCTTGCCAATGCTGTTTCCGGAATGACTACAACTGCTGGTTATACGATCTACGGATTTACTGGAATCAATACCATTGGTTCTGCAAGCACGACTGATAACTATGAAGTATTTGGTGTAGCAAGCGGAGGATTCTATTGATATGGCACCTATTATAAGCAGACTTTCTTCTCTTGGCGGAGGGGGAACTGGTGGATTTAGTTTTGGAAAAAGAAAAGTCCCTCTTGCTGCTGTCGGTGGTGTTAAAGCAAGTGGAGGTACTATAATTCCAAGTGCCGAATCTGGAAATGGATATACTTATCACGTATTTTTATACCCAAATGCAGATAATCTTATAGTAAACACTGCAATTACTGCGGATGTTTTAATTGTTGCTGGTGGTGGTGCTGGTGGTGGACATTTTTATGCAGGTGGTGGAGGAGCAGGTGGTGTTGTCTATGGACCCAATGTTCCACTTTCTGCCGCTTCACACACCATTTCTGTTGGTAAAGGTGGAGATAAGGCACCAGGCGCACAAGGTGGTTCTGGAAGTAATTCTTTAATTTCTGGTCCTATAATAGGAACAATCACAGCAGTAGGTGGTGGAGCAGGAGGTCCAGTAGCTGCATTACCTGGTGGTTCTGGTGGTGGAAGTGGTCAATATTCAAATACAACTACACCAGCGGCACCTCAACCAGTTCCTGGATTATTTACTGCTTATGGAAATGCTTCTACTACTACCACTGGATATGGTGATGGTGGCGGCGGAGCTGGTGGAGGAAATCTTGCTGCTCCTGCACCAACACGAGGAGGACACGGTGGTGCTGGACAACCATTCCCTGGATTCCCATCAACCATACTTGCTCCTGCGATACCTGCACCAATAAGACCACGATGGTCTCCTACTGTAGGACCAACAGGATATTTTGGCGGTGGCGGCGGCGGAGCAAATTATTATACTACTACAGTTCGACCTTTAGGTGGTGTTGGTGGCGGCGGAGAAGGTGGTGGTGGTATAAATCGAGGTCCAGTTGGTGAGTATGATAACGGAGATCCTGGTGTTAATTTCACCGGTGGTGGAGGAGGTGGTGCAAATTATGTTACTAGTACTACTAATCCACTCAACCCAACTCCTGGTGCTGGTGGAGATGGTGGACACGGTATTGTGATTGTCAGATATCAATAAATTGGTGTATAATAAATGTAAGTAAAGTATTTTATTATGATCTTTGGTGGAAAAAAATATTATTTTCTTTCTGGATTACCTAGATCTGGAAATACTTTACTTGGATCTATTCTCAACCAAAATAAAAACATATGTGTAACTGCTAATAGTCCAGTTGCAGATGTTTTTTATGAGATAGAAAATTTAAAAAACACTGATCCAAAATTTGTAAACTTTCCAGATACAAAATCAATAGATAATATAAGTAAAAAAATATTCTGTAATTATTATCGTGACTGGAAGTTTAAGTATATTATCGATAGGTCTTGTTGGGGAACTCCTGATAATTTAGAACTACTCAAAAAGTATTGTCCTAATGAAATAAAAGTAGTTGTATTAATTAGAGATTTAAACGAGATATTAGCATCTTTCCTTTATTGGTCTGAAAATAATAAAGGTAATTTTTTAGAAGAATTCAATACAACTGAAAAAAAGTGTGAAGTTTTAATGGACAGCAACGGACAGATTATGAAATCTTTACACTCTTTATATAATTTAAATAAAAGCGAAAATAAAAGACACGCACTTTTCGTAAAGTATGAAGATCTTGTTTCTGATACTGAAAATAAGATAAATCAAATTTATAAGTTTTTAGGAATAAAAAAATATCATCATCAACTAGAAAATATTTCTAATTTTAAATCTAATGAAATTGAATATAATGATATTGTTTTTGGACGTAATTTACACCGAGTAAAAAGTAAAATAAAAAAAACCGAATATAACTATCAAGATTATGTTCCAAAATCAATCATTGAAAAGTATAAAAATTATAACTCATTGTATCTTTCATTAAAATGAACTTTAACTATCAGTTTGTTGGAAAATTAAATTTCTTTCAGAGAATAAAAATAATCAGAAAGGTTAAAAAAATTTCAAAGTTAGAGTGGGGAGAATTTGATTTTAGACAAAAAACATTTGAAGCTCATAAGTTTACTCAAACTGTTCCTGTTATCTTTGATAAAAATTTTCAAAGTACAAAAACAAAATGGTATGATTTATTTCAAAAAGAACTAAAAGATATTGAAAATATCTGTGTGAGACACTATGGGCAAGGAAAAATTGTTCGTGTTATTTTGACAAAACTGTATTCGCAAAAATCAATACCACCACATATAGATTCTGGTCATTTACTTGAAGGAATTCGAAGAATACATATTCCGTTAATATCAAATAAAAAAGTTTTATTTGTAGTTGATGATGAAGTTAAAAATATGAAAGTTGGTGAAATGTGGGAAATTAATAATACAAATAAAATACACTCTGTAAATAACAACAGTGATATTGATAGGGTGCATTTTATAGTTGATTTTATAAATACCTAAAAACCTCCAATGGCATACATCGGAAGACCACAACAAACTGGTCCATACATTAAACTTGATGATATTTCAGATCAGTTTGACGGAACTAAAACCACTTTTAATTTGACACTTGGTGGTCAACCATACTTTACATCAAATCCTTATACATTACTTTTATCACTTGATGGTGTCATTCAAGAACCCGTCGTTTCTTATGTCATTAGTGAGAATCAAATCACCTTTGCTGCTGCTCCTACATCAACAGGAAGATTTTACTGTATTGTGTTTGGAACTACTCTAAACACCGCTGCACTAACAAGTCTGACAATAGGAACCAGAACAACTGCTGCAACACTACCATTAAATGGCGAACAACTTGGAGTTTTACAAAGAGATGGAACCAAAGGATTCATTGCATTTAATGTGGCATAAATAATCAAAAGACTATTCAGATATAATGGCGAATAGATATCCGCTGATTTATAACTCCAATGCGAATCAACTTCAAGAACTCCAAGCAGGAGATAATCTTGATTTAGGTGGTTCGGGGATTAGTAGCGTAGGTAATATTAGTAATGTAGGTAATATAAACTCAACGGGTATTATCACTGCAACTTCTTTCAGTGGGACTTTTAGTGGCACTTCAACACTTGCATCGGGACTAACTGGTTCTCCAAGTATTGTTGTAAATAATCTTTATACATCTGGCATAAGCACTTTCACCCAAAACATAAATCTTCGTGATAATGTTAAGGCAAACTTTGGTGATGGTGATGATCTCAGAATCTATCACGATGGAACAAACAGTTATGTAGAAGATACGGGAACTGGAAACTTATATCTTTCTGGTTCAACTGATGTCATCATTCAGCATCACAGCACTGGTGAAACGATGGCAAAGTTCACTGGCAATGGTGCCTCTGAACTTTATTATGATAATAGTAAAAAGTTTGAAACCGTTAGTGCTGGTGCTACGGTCACTGGAACTTTATATGCTACAAATTTTGTTGGTAATGGTTCACAACTAACTGGTATTGCTGCTGGTGGTGGTGAAGGTTCTTACAATGAACTTGATGGTATGCTTTTTGGATAAATAACTTAAAAAAGAACAATACGATGTCACTCAAAAGAACTAAACTACTGGGAATACAATCAGTCACTGGTATTGCAACAGTAGGTATTTTGACAGTTGGAACAACTCAAACTGCTGGTGGAGTTGGAATTGCATCAACCACTTATGTTCGTGGTGTGATAATGCACAATACTGGATTTGCAACTTGCACTTCATCTCTTTATGTGTATCCAAGTAGTGTCGCTTCTCCTGTGACAGGTGTTGGACAAACTGCTTATCGTTTAGCAAGAGTAGACTTATCGCAGAATGAAACTTTTTTCTTTGAAATGAATTATCCTTTGGTTCTTACAAATCAAGAAAAGATCGTTGTGGAAGTTATACCACCAGGGTCGGGAGGAGCAGGTATTGGTAGTGTCGTGAACTATCAAATTCTTGGTGATACTGATATCTGATAAGAGGTAAATAGAATGGGTGCAAAAAGTTCAGACAAAGGACCTAAAGGTGTTGGTAATAATAAAAGGTTAGATCAACATCTTGTTGAATATTTCAGTACAAAAAGAACGAGTGGAATATCGACAAATTATGTTCCTCCATTACCAAGTATAAATGCTACTGGAGGAACAATTACCACTTGGAATGATTACACAATACATTCTTTTCCTGGTGGATCACTTGATAGTTCAAATCCATACACGTTTACTATTCCTGCAAATGCAACACCAATAATACCGTCAACTAATTTTGACATTATTCTAGTCGCTGGTGGTGGTACTGGTGGAGATGATCAACCGGGTTCATATGGAGGAGGTGGTGGTGGAGCTGGTGGAGTAAGATTTATTCCACAAATATCATTACCTGTTGGGTCATATCCAATTGGTGTTGGTGGCGGTGCTGCAGCTGCTGCGGACGGCGCACAGGGACAACCAACAGTTTTTAATGCCCCAAACGGTAATGGTGTTCCATCAATTACAGTTCATGGTGGAGGATATGGTGGAGCAGGTGGAGGAGGTGGTGGTGGAAACGGCGGTTGTGGTGGAGGAAAAGATTATCCCGGTCCAACAGCTCAATTTGGTGCAGGAAATAATGGAGCAGGAAATAGTCCAGAACCAAGAGCAAGTGGACCAACATCACCCATTGGCGATACTAGATTCCAAGGAAGTCCTGGAAACGCAACTGCCTCTGATACATCTTACTCTGGTGGTGGCGGTGGTGGAGCAAGATATAGTCCACCAACATATTACTCTTCACCAATACCAGGACCTGGTATCACTGTTCCTGCTCCCGCAGCTTCTTTTAGAGCGCAAGGTGGTGATGGAATTGATTTTAGTCCTATAATTGGACCAAGAGCAACTAATGGATTTGGTGATAGTAATTATCCAACAGAAGCTTGGTTTGGTGGTGGAGGTCATGGAGGTCAATACCCAGGAGGAACTGGTGCTCCTGGCACGGGAGGAAAAGGTGGTGGAGGTGGAGCTCCTCAACCATCAAAAAATGGACAACCAAATACTGGTGGAGGTGGAGCAGTTTATCAGGGAAATGGTGGTCCAGGAATTGTATTAATCAGATACAAAAATACTGGAGGATCTACTGGATCTTAAATATAAAACTTTTGCTTTAAAATATCATGAGAGAATTTTTTGTGCTGGATAATTTTTTTGAAGATCCAGATGAGGTTAGAAAAAGAGCTTTAAATTATTTTAGATTTTATAATTCAACAGATCATCCAGATCCTCAACATCTATTGCAGTTTCCTGGATTGAGAACCAATTATATTAATCTTCAAGATACTGAATTATCTAAAATGATTATTGAAAAACAAGCGGCAATAACAAACTTTATTACAAATAATTGCGTAGATTGGTCGCATGAAGACAATAGAGTGTGGAATACTTTTTCACTTACTTTTAAAAATATAAACAAGCAGTTACCTCAATGGCATCAAGATTTTATTGGAGAAAATGATAATAAGTGTGAGTATTATTATGCTGGTGTTGTTTATTTAAATAAAAATGTAAGAAAAGGGAGAGGAACAAAAATAAAACTTTCTTCTGGTGAAATTGTAAATATTGAGAATAAGTATAATCGTTTTGTAATATACAATTCAAAACTTCCACATACGATTGCAAAATCTTTTGGATGGAATAAAGATAATGGTAGACTTGTAATGTCTCAATTTTTTTCTTTCAATCTAAAAAAATAAATAGATAAAACAAGAAGGGCAACGATGTTTAATTTTGCGAGAGTTAATTCCAATAACAAAGTTGTAGATGTTGTCTTTGTATTTGATGATATTGTAACAGATGATGATGGCAATTTATATGAACATTGGGCATACACTTACTTGTATGAAAAATATCCAGATTCAAAAAAAGATTATTGGGTAATGATTGATAATAAAAAAAATTGGGGATACATAGGTAATACCTTTGATAAGTTTAAAGATGGATTTATTTCTGAAAAACCATATCCATCGTGGACATTGGATGAAAACACTTTGAAGTGGACTCCACCTGTACCAGAACCAATTTTAACTGATGAAGAAAAAGAAGTTTCAACTAATTTAAACTGGAATGAAGAACTTCAAGTATGGGAAAAATATACCTTAATATGATATAATAAATATTTTAAAATAACATCAATTAATATAAAGAAAACAATGGCACACTTTGCACAACTAGATGAAAACAACGTGGTAACTCAGGTCATTGTAGTTGCCAATGAAGATACTTCGGATGTAAACGGAAACGAAGTAGAAGAAATCGGTGTAGCATTCTGTAAGAAACTTCTGGGTGCTGATACCAACTGGAAGCAGACTTCATACAACAATACTTTCCGTGTGAGATATGCAGGTATCGGTTACTCCTACAATGCAGAACTGGATGCTTTCATTGCACCAAAGACCTTTGAGTCTTGGGTTCTCAACACAGAAACCGCTGACTGGGAATCGCCAGTTGGTCCTGCTCCTGCATTGACCGAAGCAGAGATTGAAGCACGTTCATTCTATCGCTGGGACGAAGAAGCAGGTGCTTGGGAACTCTTTACTCCCGAACCACCAGCAGAAGAAACACCTGCCGAATGATACGCAAGGAGGGGCAACCCTCTTTTTTTATAACTAAATAATAGCAACGCAGATCATCTATAAATCAATGCCCCTTATCGGCAATCCTTATGTCGTTGGAGATACGACAGGAAACTTTAAG